GTCCGACGACGACATGTCCAAAAAAACGGACATGGGTTTTTCACACCATTTGAACGCACTTCGATGCCATGAGAGTGCATTATAGATGCAATCTAGGTGCATTTACACCCCACTACGCATTGGGCGACAGCACTTCGGGCCGCCTCAGTGCCTCGCCCCCCTTCTTGGCACCAGCCCGTTTGTTGCACCGGGCATGCTCCGCAGCCAGGGGGCTGCCGGGGTGCCCATCGACCACATGCCCGCTCTGCCATGCTGCACCCTTGGGCCCCCACAGCCTGAGCGCCTCGATGTAGGTGCGTCCACAGCGCCAGCACCGGGTTGCCGGGTTCTGCTGGGCGGCTTCCCGTATGGCCTTGGAGCGGCGTGGGTACGAGCCTCGATAGAGCGGCTTCGGCACCTTATCTGTGCCTCCAGATGACAAAGGCCCCTACCCCGGACACACGCCGGGCAGGGGCCTCGTGGTAGCGCCTCACGCTGAATTGTGATTACATGTTACACCGCAATGGGTTGCGGGTCAAGGTGGATGGAGCCACTACCGGATCGGCCCTCGCACCTCGAACCCCAATGACACATTGTCCATCGATCCGGATGCGGCCGCTTTGCAAAACGGGTGATCATCCGGGACCTCGATCGTGCAGAGGTCGCCATCTCGGGCAACCACTGGAACGATGGTAATTTTGTGAGTTTCGGGGTCCTTGATCCGCATGTAACCCGCATCGAGCACGTTGGATGGCAGATTGAAAGTGAGCCTCATGCCGCCTCCTGAAACGCTTTCTTCGTGATCCAGTATTCGCGGTTGCAACCTTGGCACTGGTACTCGACTACATACTCTTCGGGGTCATCGCGCTGCACTGACAGTCGCTGCGCCTCGCATGTTCGGAGCCGGGGCCGCAGATGGCAATGGGGGCACGCCACGGCGAGGCGCAGTTTACGGCCAGGCATCACCCCTTGTCCCAATCCGGTTCAGGAATGCCCGCCATCTGAAACCACTCCACATCCGGCTTGCCGAATTGCTCTGCCGTCCACCCGCTGAACGACCGCAGCCGTGGCTTGATCCTGTCCATGACAGCGAGCCAATGCTTCTGGTAGCCCAACGCCTTCGGCCAGACTCGGCCGCGGCGAGACTTCCCGTTGTCGAAATGACCGCGCACGTCCATCGGAAGCCCACAGAGTGTTCCGAGGACATCGAGTTCGACCGCCACGGTCACCGCCGTTAGCCCAGTACTGCCATCCCAGTCCTCGACCATGCGAGTAGGCCATCCCGTCTTGTGACTCCACGTCACCATGTCGGTATTGCCGCCTCGTTCCGCACGCTGTTCCATCCACGACGGCGAGGATTCAAACGGAAACCGGCCCTCGTACATGAAGTTCGGATGCCGCGTCACCCAGTGGTCCACACGGCCGGGGTAGTGGACGCCCGCCATATTGGTTGCGATCACGAGGCCAGTCCATTCGCCAGCGAGTTCGCGGAGCTGGTCGAGATCGGACCAGAGGCAATCAGCGCCGCCGAGGATTAGGGCGTGGGTCATGGTGATTCCAAATGATCAAATTTGATCGACCTACGCTTCAATTGTTCGTACAAGCCATTCACGATATGCGCATACAGTTGGTCCGGAGACGGAACCGACAGTAGCAACGTTGACGCGATCGTAACGCTGACTGTAACTGACGCGGTGCCGAAGTTCTCCTGCGAGGCCAGCTGCACCCCGCAGGCAACGGCGGAATCGAACATCTTATCTCGCTCCGCTTCGACCTCGGATACCCTGGACCGTAGACGACCGATCTCATTCTGCTGGCGATCTACGGTCAGCTTGTATGCATCGTGAATGTGTTGGACCTCGTCAGCCGTGAACATCATGCCGCCTCCTCTTGTCTCGCTCTGAGCATCTTGATCATCGCGTTTGCCGCCTGATCCGGGTGCGACCGCTCGACGACGAACGGCTCATACCAGTTCCCGACCGAGTCGGGCGGGACGCAGTTTGGGAAGAACGTCTGATTCTGGAAGAAGCTCGACCATAGCATCACGGTCGGGACGCGAAGCGACGTTGCCACGATGGTATTGCCCCCGCAGAGGCCGACGAAGCCCGCAGCGGAGCGCATGAGGCCGAAGAGCTGATCCATGTCCGTTTCGCCGACCAGGCTCAGCGCATTCGGCACGAGACGGGCGACGCGATCGGCGAAAGGCTTGTCCCACCCGGAGCCGGTGAACACGATCCGCACGTTGGCTTCGCGCTGGATCTTTGTCAGCATTCCGGCCAGACGGTGCTCGTTCCATGCACGGACCCATCGGGTGAACATGCCGTGATTCGAAACGTAGGCGAGGACGTAGGGCGCGAGATTGGCGTACTCGGCTTGGAATGCGCGTTCCCGGAGCGATCTGAACAGCGGCGGATACCAGTCGGTGCCGTGCGGGAACGTGTCTGCCAGCGTCGTGCCGTTGCGCAGCTTCCCGTTAGCGCTCAGGAACCAGTCGTATCCCAAGTAACCCGGAAACACGCTGCGACCGTTTTTTATATACGCTTCGTGGAACTCCGGCGTGTGCTTGTCGTGCTCGACGTAACCGGCGGCCCGGCAGAACGGAAGCCGCTCGACGTATTCGAGACTGCGCGGACGCTCGTCGAAGTTCCACACGAATACATCCGGTGGGGCCTCGACTCGTTCGGCGCGGAAGAATCCCGGCATCCCGACGGCGGTCCAGTAGATGTCGCCTATGCCGGAGAGCACCAGCGCGCGTTTTCGGACGACGGGCTTCGGCTTCGCGTGGATCACGATCTTGGACGGAATCGGGATGTGTGTCTCGAACGTGTTAAAGCCCGTGTCGTACAGGAGGCGCTCAAGCTGTTCCAATGTGAGCATCCAGAGATGTTGCGTCGGCCGCCAGTGGTGGACACCCTCGGACGCCCAGAACGCGGGGAAGTCCACGATCAGCCGTCCATCGTCTGCCATGATGCGGCGGCATTCGGTGAGCAGCGCAACTGGGTCGGGAACGTGCTCCAGCACATCGTGCATCGTGATCGTGCTGAAATGGCCGGTCGGGAAGTTCTGATCCTTCAGCGCGCCGATGTATGTCCTGGCCGGATCAAGCGGGCCGCCCAAGTCCAAGCCAACCGCGTCGACCGCGTCCGCGATGCACTCGTCCACGAAGGCATTGTTACCGCTACCTATGTCCAGCAGCCGACCCACAAGGGGGCCGTAATCATCGAGCCGGAGCCGGGCAACCATGCGATCGTGGTCATAGCGTTCCTCGTAGCTCTGCCGGCCGAGGGCATGCTGCACCTCGCTGTGATATTCGGTCTCGTAGTAGCGGACGTATTCGTCTGGCGTCATCGGCACCGCCTGATGCATGACGCCGCAGGACGAACATGTTCGTATCGGAAGCCCGTTCAGGATCTCGGGATCTCGAAACCCGTCGCCACCGCATACACAGCGAGCAATCAGCATCATCCCTCCGAGCGTGTTTCGTTGCCCACGCGTCGTTGCGTTTGTAGTAGCGATTCGATCACGTTTGCCGTCTCGATCAGAAGGTTTTGCCAGTCATCTTCGGGATCTTCTGCCTTGAGGCGCAGCATTTCCACCATGTCCCAAGTGAAGGCGGGGCCATGCGGGACGAGCGGCAAGATTTTCCACTCTCCGCCAGTTTCCTCGTCATATCGATCCGTCAGGCGGTCCAAGCCAAGCGGTTGGCATGTCTCCCCGAACTCTCTTTTGCCCACTGGCCGGTACCGCATGAGGCGTTCATCTGGGTCACCGTCGTTGCGGTACTCCAAGCTCCTTCCTTTGTACAGGAAGAAGAACCGGCCGCCAACACGCACACCCAGTTCGCCCAAATTGTTCACGATCCATTCCGGCACACCTGTGCTCCCAAGGTCTTTCCCCATTTTTTATTCCTCCGGCAAATATTTGACGTCGAAATGTTTCCAGTTCCCGTCGCTGATCGTTTCGTGTTCCGTGCCATCGACTACGAACGCTGACCCGAGATTGCCGACGGGCAAGTCCAGCCGTTCGAGCAGCCGGTGCACGGCGTCGATCGGGTGCAGGATCAGCGACTCGTACGGAACCAGCGTCCACGCGCAGTTGAGATCCGCCAGTTGCGCGAAGATCGACCCGATAGCCCGCGTCACGTTGCCCGCCGCAAGCTCGCGCGGATGATGCTGGGACGCATGCTGTGATTCGATCGTGCAGAACAGATCGCGGCATGTCACGAGCGCCTGCACCATGTAGCCACGGTCCCGAAGCGTCCGGTAGATGTCCCGGAGATCCGGCCACTCGTTGCCGTGCGGGTAACTCCGTGTCACAACGGCCGGCGTGTGGTGCAGCGGCAGATCGCTTTCGGCTTCCCAACCGTGGCCGAAGCAACCGGCGCGGACCAGGAGCGCGGCGAGGAGGCGATTGCCGCTGGACTCGGGGCCGACGACGACGAAGGCGCGTTTCATTTGGCGTCCGGCCTCACGGTGTCAGTACTCCTCTCGCTATCAGAGCGGCCGCGCAAATGCTTTCAGGTGCAGAGTCGGCAGCGGCCTCATGTAGTTCTTGCGTGGTCATGAACGCCGTGCGCCAGCCACCATCCAGCATGCTCATCATTCTTGCGTCGGCCCCAGCGATCAGCATCTTATCCACTACTTTCCATGCTGCGCTGATGTCTGACGTGTAAGCCGGGACATCGTCGATCTCGTCCCACCACTGACGTTCGATGTTCCGTCCCGTCATGCCATCGAACTGGTCAAGGCCGTAGCCATCCTCACGGCTGCTATCCTCGCCCGGTACGCTGACGACCCAGTGACCGTACTTGCTTTTCCGAACGCGCCAGCCCATGACGTGTTCCGCAACCAGTGCGTCTTTCTCTCGTGGGCTCAGCGCATCGTATTGGGGTCGTGTCATAGTTTCCTCAGCCAGACATACCACATGTGCCGCTCTGTGATGCACGTATCGACCGCCAACAGCCGCATGCCTTGCGCAATAAGATAATTACCGATGCACGCTGCGGTAGGCGCCCAGAGATGAACATCGCGCACGGCGGGATTCAGGATCGGCGACCAGCGTTCGGAGCAGCGGTGCGGACCAGCAATGTACATCTCGCCACTGGAACGGAGCAGACTGATCCACGCAGTCAGCATCGCCGGAACTTCAAGGGACTCGATGTGCTCGATGCTGTGTGACGCGAACACCAAGTCCATCGACTCGCGCGGTATCGACGAAACATCGCGCATGTCCTTGCCGCGCTCCTTGGTCCACTGAATGGCGGCAGGAACGATTCGGCCTCGTGATACATCACCGCCCATATCGATAACATCGACCTTGTCCTGCCAGCTCTGCCAGGCGGAGTCCAGATACGGGTAACAGCCGACCAGGGCGTCGATCCAGACGGGCGAGCGACCGCGCGGTCGAATGGTGGGCAGTTCAGCAGCCTCGACGATGGGGCCGGAATGCTCACACTGGTGTTCCCATGCGGCGACGTGAACCGGAAAGTCGGTCATGCCGCCACCATTCCCATGACGGCCTCGAACCTCTCCGCGAACCCCGTGATCCTTTTGTCGCAATCGTGCCACCGGTCCGCGCACCGGCAATAATTGTCCGGCAGGATCGGCAGGAAGCGCGACGTGTCCATCGCCGGGTCGGTCAGCCATTCTGGCGAGTTGACCGCCCCACACCCACCACCGATGAGCACGAGCGGAACGCCAGCAGCCAGAGCAGCCGGAACAATCCAGCCGGAACCACCCACGGCGATCGCGGAGCCCTTGAGCAGGCCGAGCAGGCGCACGATGTCCAGTTCTCCGTGGAGGAATGCTGTATCGTGGAGCGGCAGATCTCCAACCAAAGTTTCCGCGCCCGGCTCGAGGTGCGCCACGAGCACGACGTGGTAGCCCTGATCGCGAAGTATCCCGCAAGCCTGCTCGATGTAAGCAGGATCCGGCGAACGTGCCGGCGCGGGCCACTCGATGCGCTCCGTGACTGGCCGGACGAACGCTATGGGCCTGTCCGTCAAGAGCCCCCATGAGGGAATCGTGACCGGCAGATCGAACCGCAGATCACCCGTCGGGAACGGGAACCGCTGCCGGAACTGCGCGAAGTGTCCAGGAAGCCCGGCCCTGGCAGAGTAGTGCAGACGAACGTTCTTGCAATCGGCCGGTGGGCGCGACCACCGCGAATGCGGTTGCCGATCGATATTTTTGGCCTGCGTGCGGAGGCCGACGGTCATGCGGACGAACCGAACGCCCGGAATGTCCTCGTAGAGTTCAGGCCACGGTGTTTGCAGCCAGCACTCTCCGTGTTCCGCGATCCGGCGGACGAACGGGCGCTGATAAATGTTATCGCCGAGTCCGACATGGCCGCGGACGAGGTAGCAATCAGCCAAGCCTCGCCTCCATATCCCCGATCCCTCTCGCCAGCACATACACCCCACCGCTCATCGTATCTGCCGCCATTGATGGTTGTCCCGCTGCATCATGCGCCACGTCGCCCACGGATGCAGCTTCCGCGCAACCTTGAATTTAACGATCGCGTCCTCTCGAATGTACGGCCCCTTGACCTCGTGCATTTCGAGTTCACCGTTGCTCATGCGCACCGCAAAGTCAGCCATGAACCACGTTCGATCGGCAAGGCGCACCTTGAGCACTTCGAACCAGTAGTCCCTGACCTCGCCGGCCTCGATGCGCAGATCCAGATACCGAGCATACGCGGCCTCCGTTTTGTTCATGCCGCGCTCGTCCACGGAAATTCGCACCGATCCGTTTCGTGCACTCGAATCCGTTGCGGGCTCGTGAGAAATTTTCTGACCCGTCAGTTCCAGCGCCTCGCCAATCGCTGACCTCACCGCTTCACCCACGATGTCGCCACGGTGCCGGAGCAACTCGAGCACGGCGGGCGAGAGCGAGGCCAGGCGGTGGGGAAGGTCGGTCATGGTGTCGCCCGCCTCGGTTTCCACTCCGGCATCGGGCCTGTCGGCATGGTGCGCAACGGACCCTCCGACGTCCACCGCTCATCGCACGAGTCGCAAACGTAATGGTTTGGTACGGTAAACGTGCGGAACGTGAAGCCCTCCGTATGGCGGTTGCCTTCGGACCAGTTGTGCCCGTTCGGGCAGAGGAGCGGCGGTCTGCTCATGATTCGCCCTCCGTCGGAATCGAGGGCCCGATCATCTGCCACGCACCAGGCACTCCGCCGGTGAACCACATTCGCCAGAAAGAACCATCCTCACAAAGCGCGAACACGGCCCGCTCGTCCGATCGTTGCCAGCCGGCCACAACTCGACGGCTGCCATCCGTGAGACTGACGCTGGCCGACCCGGCTTCGGCCTGCGCCCCGCTTGCGGTCTCCGTCGCGGCCGGGTTGTCAGCTTCGGAGTCACCAGCATCAGCCCACCACTCCACCGGCTCCGGCGCCGGCCCGCGCCTCTCTTCCGGGATCTCGACGAGCCTGATGCCGCCCGAGCCGTCGGGCGTCTCTTCCTGGTTCGGGCGCGGATCGAGCACGGCGGGCCAGAATGGCCACTTGTCATCCGGTGTGTCGTAGTTCATTGCTCGGTAAAGGGCGATCATCGTCCCGGCCGGAAGCTGAGACATTGCCGCAGCATAGTACGCCGGAACCGCATAAGACGGCAGTTTCGCCAATAGCCCCGCGACCTGCTCCGCCGTCAGCCCGCCGCCCGTTAACGCCTCGATATTCGCGGCGTCGACGGGAACGGTCCTGTTTCCCTCGGGTGTGGCGACAATCCAGTGCATTACGTGCTCCTTTCGGGTGTCATCCGCGTATACCCGCTCGTTGGCTCGCGGCGAAGCGGTTTCATCGGAAACGGGTTCGGCCGAGTCGGCCCCACAGGACGTTGCCATTGCGTCGTTGGCACGAAGGCAGACTCGGTCACTTGGTCCAGCGAACGCAACGCCCCACACCGATAGCACCACTCGTAATGACCGTTCGCGATGAACCACGAAGCTCGATGACGACAGCGCCCAGTCATTCGGTTGTCTCCCTCTCGGGCTCCCCCAGACGGGCCAGCTTCTGTCTTGCGTAGCATGCGACGCAGTTTCCACAGTCGGGGCCAAATGGCGTCCTGAAACATACCGACATCGCAACACCAGCCAACGCTGCACGGGCTTCTTTGTACAGGTAGGCTAGTTTGTCGCGTTCTCGCTCTGCCTCTTCCAGCTTCTTCGCCAACTCGTGACGCTCGGCCGTCACATCTTGCCATTTCCTCGCCCACTCGTTGATGCAGCGAGTATCCTCTGCGGCCGACTCCTCTACCGTGTCGATGCGAGCGCGCGCTTCTTTCAGTTGCTCAGAGAGGGAGCGCAGCGAGTCAACCACGATACTCCGCTCGTCGGGTCGAAGCCAAATCGTTGCATCGAGGATGGCCTTGTTTGCTGCTATCGCTCGATCGTCGTCTCCATCTTCGGGACGCTCGGCCGCTCGCGCCTCATCCACGGTACCATAACGACGGTAACGAGTGTGCAGCGGCTCGCTCTGGGGCTCTACGGGAGCGGAGCGGAGCGCGCCCACGCAATGGTCCATGTCTCGCACGGCCTGTTGTACGGGCCATTGGTTTTCGGCGTTCTTGTCATGAAACAGGACCAGGTCGGCAATCTCCGATACCGCCAACCGGGTTGCCTCGATCGCCTGTCTCACTTTGTCATCGTGCGCTTGCATTACTTGTCCCTCCTATTGCGTTAGCGTTTGATCGTTGGCCGCTCGCATTGCTTCCCTCATGGTGGAGAACGGCCCGACGCCCTGCGCGTTAGTATCTGCTGGCCAGAACACCCACGCATCTACTGCGCGCACGAGCGTCGAGTGTTTGAGGGGCTTCGCAATCGTGAACTCCATCTTGCACACCACCCCGCGTTCCGCCTCCCACCGCCCCGCTTCTGCTTGCGACCACTCGCAGCCGCCGATTGTAACCTTACGAGGCATCGTCGCCACCTTTCATGCTGGCCTCCAGTTCGTCGGCCCAGTCACCAACCATATAAGCAGCACTCTTGTACCCGTGGTCAATGTCCATGTCTGGCGAGTCCAATGTTTCGAGCCGCTTCGCGATCCTCCGCATAATCTCCACTTCGAGTTCGCGGGTGAACGCCCGAGTGGCCTTCTCGCAAGCGTCCAATTGCGCCGCGATCTCCGACTCTGCGGTGCGCCGCACTTCTTCCGGTATGCTCATGATCTTCGGTTGTGGCGGTGGAATCGACGGCGCGGGCTCGTCTGCGAAGAGCGGACGGCTGTGCGCGTAGCACGGATTGCGCTTCACCACACAGTGGTTCAGGATCTTGACCACCCTATCATTGCACCCACACGGATGCGTCCACTCCGTGACCGGCTCATCCGGCAGGGCCTTCGCTGTGTCGCTCATGGCGCACCTGCATCGAAGGTTCCAACCTCGAATTGCGTGGCGGCCAGCGCCGGGATTTCTTCGCACAACTTCTTCCATGTGTCCGAGTGCAGGACTACCACGGTCTCGATGCTCGAACCCATCGTGCCCAGTACCGGCGATCCATCGCGCCGAAACGGACAGTGCGCCACCCAGATGCGCAGGGCCTTCGCCGTGTCAGCCATGCGTCCCATCCTTCCCTAGCAGCGCCGCCAATCCGCATGTGCAATCCAAGTGGCCGTCTTTGTCGGCGGTCCACGTTACGAGCCCGCAGGTGCTCGCGTGTTGCCCGAACTTGGCGAGACCGTCGCGTAGTCGGTCGCGCTCTTCCACGCTCGCCGCCGCTCCGTGCTCGCTGCATTCTGGCGACGGGCCGCACGTGCATTCCGGATCACCGCGTTGCTCTCGTGCGAACGCCAGCCCATCGTTCCAGCCGCGCAGGTACTCGGCCTCGAATACGCTTGCGCAGCGTCTCGTTTTCTTGCTGGAGCGCACGCACAAAAACCTCGAATGCGTCGATTGCACGTGACTGGAAGTCTCGGTCCCGGTCCGCTTTTGCCAGAAACGTTCTGACCACGAACAGGTGCTGCTCTGCTGTCGGTCCGGTCTCAGCCATTTCGACCCTCCTTGCAGTCCTCGTCATGCAGCGGCCATGGCGCACCACACGAAGCGCAACGCGGGGCGTCCGGCCACGGCTGGGCAGTGCCTCCGTAGAGCGAGCTGGATGCATCGCATCGATCACATAACGTGAAGTGTGGAGACGGCCTGCCACAGCGCCGGCAATTGCGTGCTTCAGCCATTCTCGCCCTCCATGTCGTGCTCGATCTGTGATTCCTCTGCGCTCAAACGGATCGCGTCTCGCAGATCCATGGGCAGCGTCCACTCGTCCGCGGCCCACATCGCATAGGACGGGTCACGCTCGATCACTTGTGCCCACGTCGCGCCGGTGTATTTGCCCCGATTCACGATCTCGTCCAGCGGATCATCAGCCATTTCCATCCTCCACGAGTTTTGCGTGTTCACGCAGCAGCCGGGCGGCGATTCTCTTTTCCTCGGCTTTGTGCGCGTCGCCGACGGTGACCCAGATTTGCGCGGCGGCATCCGCTGTGTCAGCATGGCGGCGCCATTCGCCGGCCAGTTTCCGGCGGACCGCCTGCTCGAGCGTCGGGCGCATCGGCTGGTTTGCCGGGCGGGGCGGTGGGTGGGGGGCGGTCATGCGGCGGCTCCACTCCTGAGCAACGGACGGCGGTCCGGGCCCGTCATCGGCCGGATAACAGCATCGCCCGCAATCCGGCTCGTGATGCGCTCGGCATAGGAGTCCCGCTGCGCGACCTGGTCGAGAGAGAGGTTCGACGTAAACACGTTCGAGCGGCCCTCGCGCTTGTAGAGGATCGTGAAGAGCGTCCGGACCGCAAATTCGGAAAGCTTCTCTGCGCCGAAGTCATCCCAGACGAGAAGTTCCGGCTTCGTGTAGCTCCGGACGACGTCGAGCATCGACAGCCCGGGGCTGTCCATGGTGTCCTGGATCTCGAGCAGGAGCTCCGGCACGAAGACGAACCGGAGGCTGGCGACGGGGACGGCGGGATCGAGCGCCAACTCCCGCAGGATCGCAATCGCCAAGTGGGTCTTGCCGTTGCCGGCCGCGATCTTCTCTCCGCGGCGACTTCCGTAGAGGTAGAGGCTTGGCCGCTGCCCGGTGCGGAACACATCAACGAATTCCTGCGCACGCCGGAGCGCACCATCGTCGGGTGAGGGGTCAAACGCCTGGAATGACGCTTGCCGCTGATCGACGTATCGTCGCACGTTTACCCCGATCATTTCGAGATTCGATCGGAGAAACTTTTCGCGTTTGCCACGCTCAGCATCGAGTTCCGCCACACGCTCAGCCTCGTCCCGCTGCCGCAGCTTCGTTTCGCACTCTGCGCACACCATGGTGTGCTGCCGACCCGCAATCTCAACAACCCGGCCGGCCCGGAATGCGCCACAGCGCGGACAGTTGGGGGCACCGCCCGCCTGAGCGAACGCCGGCTCCGTCGCGTCAACTGTGGTCATCGAGGCCGGCGTACTTGCCACGCCCAGGTCCTGCCGCCTCTGAAGAAGACGCTCCTGTAGCTGCTCGGTCGTAACTGCCATTTCTTTCGCCATTGGATCTCTTCCTCAGTTGGACGTTCAGTTTTGTGCGGAGATTGTCCGGATCTCCGATAGGCCTGGTCATCATCCGTTCTTCTGAGGCCGCGAGCAGGTTGAGTGCGTTTCCTAGCGCCTTCGTCCGCTCGCCCCGATCGTGGAGACTGGATCCGTCAGGGAGCCGGAACACCGGCTCGAGGTCGTTCAGCCAGCCGGCAACCGTCTGGACATAGGCGTACTGCTTCTCTGGGGCGACGCACTGGCGGAGGTAATCCCGAAGCGCACCACGGCAGCCAGTGAGCAGGTCGGAGTGCTGCCTGAGCGCCCTCTCGGCATCGGTCGAAAGGGGGATAATAGGGGGTTCCCCTTCTTCTACTTCATCGTTAGTTAAAGACAAAAAAGCCGCGTCTCCGCGCGCGCGCCCCGCGTGAGAAACACTTAGGTATGGTCCTGGTGACGACCTATCCGTGTTTAGGGTATGCTGTGGTGACGACCTATCGGCGTTTAGGTCGTCTTCCCAGCGGGTGCTATCCGTGTTTAGGGTAGTCTCGGGTGACGACCTAAAAGCGAACCGATCGGGGTGACCACGCCCACCCGGAAGCTGTTCGATGTACTCGTGCATACGAAGAGCCCGGAGGGACCGGGTGACCGTTTCTCGGGACGGCGTGCCGAAGCACACCCGCGCCAGGTCGTCAGAGCTGATCCGGTGCAGGCCCGGACCCAAGCTTTCGATGTAGAGACCTATGCGCACAGCGGTATCGGAAAGGCGGGTATCCATCAGGAGCGCGGTCCTTTCCGATTTCTTGGCCATATCACTTAGTCGTCTCCCATTTTGGTCCGCAGCCATTGATTGAGTTCTAGGTGCGCGAGCAGGCGGCGGATATTGGCGGTGTTGACTTTCCCGTTGCATGCAGAGTGACCAAAGACCTTTTCGCACCAGCGCATCACAACCAGTTCGGGCGCATCGGCTTCCAAGTGGTCCAGCTTTCGGTTGTTGCACAGCCTGCACAGGAGTTGAAGGTTTTCCGGCTTACTGGAACCACCGCGGGAGACGGGCTGGACATGGTCCAACTCAATCTCAGACGTGGAGCCGCAGTACCTACATGCGTGGCCGTCCCGTTCGGAAACAATCTTCCGTGTATGCGCCGGTATTTTTGTGCGGCGAGTCACCGCCACCCCCTACTAAAGTCCGGTTGACTTAATTCCAGCCCCATGCTATTATCATTGTAGCGGGACACAGAAAGCCCGCCACTACAGGAGACCGACAGATGACGATGACCTACGAGTTGGCGATGGCGGCTTCGAAGGATGCGGCGAATGCCCGTATGCGGAAGGCCGGTCGGTCGAAGTGGAACCGCGCCGACTACAACGAAGCGGTGCGCGTGTTCAACCGCCTGTTTCCCGAGTCCTGAACGCAACCGAAACGACCAACAGGAGATGAGACGATGACGACCGAGCAACTGCGCGAGATCCAGCGCCGGACGAAGGAAGCTGTCGACGCGGGCGAAGTCGAGTTCGGCGCGCGCACATGGCACACGACCGGCGGCACCGCGTCCGATGCGCTGGAGGCCGCAATCACGAACGCCAAGCAGCCGAAGTGCCTGTTCGTCCGGTGCAAAAAGCCCGTCGCGTTCCGTGTCGTGCAGCGCTGGAACGAGAAGGAAGTCCACTGCTGCGTGGAGCACGTTCCGGGCAACCATGGCAACCCTGCGGAGCACCCGAACCCGACCGAGCCGGTGACGCGCGGCGCGTACAACATCTATCCGCTGGCCGCGATCTAAGGAGCCCCGACCATGCCCGAAACATGGCAATTCGAAACCGCCGACTTCCGCCGCACCGCCTACACGCGGACCACGCACGACGGCCGACCGTACCTGATCGCGACGTGCCAGTCGTTCGAGCGCGGCAAGTGGGAAGGCTTCGTCAGCATGTTTCCGGAGACACCGGAAAGCCGCTGGTCCACGCGGGTCGATGGCTGACTTGAACACATGGGAGAGAGAACAATGAGCGAACGCTATAGCGAATTGGTGCGCCTCATATCGCGCGTCCATGCGTACGGCGGCCTGAGCCACACGCCGTTCTGCGCCAAGTTCTCGGCGAGCCAAGACGCCCCGCAGGGCGCGCACGACGCACAGACCGCCTTTCCCTGCGACTGTGGCGTCGATGCGATCTTCTCGCACATGACGGCACCCAAGTGACCGGCCCTGAACTCCGCGCTCTCCGCGAATCCCGCGGCCTGTCACAACGCGAGTTCGGCCGCGCCCTGGCCGAGGCGGTATCGAAGCCCGAGCCCTACACGGCGCAATACGTGTGGCTGCTCGAGACCGAGCGGAAGCCGGTCCCCGGCTGGATGCCGTACGTGCTGGGGTTGCGGGCGCCGATGTGATGGGCGTCATGCGAGGCGTCCGTCCTCGTTTGCCTTTTCAACTTCTGTGACCGTGATCCGCAGCGAGATCCACGCGAGCATTTCGTCCACGATCGCGAGCGCCTCGTGCCGCTTCTTGTCGGGATTCCACCTTGGCGTGCTCAACAGCTTCACCCTGCCATCGTGCAGCCACATGCCGACGAATTCTTTCGGGTTCGGCAGAATCCCATCGAGCGTTTCCGGTCGCTCGCTCATGCGGGCTCCAAGTTCAGGACTTCCTGAGCACACCGATCCGCCGTCCACCGGCACCAGTGCATGTCGCTATCGCCGACGATGGCGCGCCGTCGAAGGTTGAGCGCCGCCCTTGCCGTCGTTCCCGAACCCGAGAACGTATCAAGCACGATGTCGCCTTCCCGGCTGCTCGTGCGGACGACGTGCTCCATCATCGCGAGCGGCTTTTCGCATGGATGCTTGCCGGGGTAGGTGTTCACGGTCGGGAACGTCCAGACATCGGTAAAGGGAACGTCGGCGGTCACGTTGAAGGGACGTCGCAGGTCTTCGTATTCGCGCCGAAGGTCTTCGAACTCAGCACGCAGGTCTTCGTATTCGCGCTGAAGGTATTCGTACGGCCGCGCCAGGACTGGGCCTGAACCGTTAGCGTGCGCGTTCAGGACCGCCCGCAACCATTCGTAGTTTTCCTGCGTCGGTAGCGACCACTGCACACGCTCGAACCAGTGGCCCGCCATGCCGGTGCGGTTTGAATTACCCGTCTTCACGCGCCATGACTCAGCTACGTCGGCGGTCGTCATCCCTGCCCGGTCACGTTCCGATGACAGATACGCCCGCAACGGCTCGAACACGAAGCCCCGCAATTCGTCGCACTTGGCCGCGTAACCCGCCTCACCCTTGGCCATGTTGTCAGCGCCGAAGTGCTCGGCGAAGATGATCGACTCGGATGCGGGGAAGTACGAGCGGCACGTTTCCTTGTCGAACATCTCGGCCTTCGTGCTGTATGGCGGCTTCGCCCACCGGATGTTATTCAACACGTTGAACCGCTCGCCGATCAGGCATTCAACGCGCGCCGACATCTCGGGCGATGCGAACACGTACAGCGAGCCGTTCGGCTTGAGCACGCGCTGCCATTCGATCGTCAGGCTGTCGAGCCAAGTCAGGTAGTGCGCGGCGAACGGCCATGCGTTATCCCACGCCTCATCCTTGACGCCGAAGAACGGCGGGTCCGTGGCTACAAGCGCGACGCTACTCGACGGGATCGAGCGCATCAGATCGAGTGCATCGGCGCAGTGAACGGTCAGGCCGCCCGCGTCGTAATACGGCGTCATCGGCCGACCCATGGGTTACCAAATGGGTCACGCGCACCGCACCGCGAACGGTCCGGCAACCGTCCGGAAGCGATGGCCAGCGAACCCGTTTTCGGGCCCTCACATAGCCAATGTCCGGAACGGGACAGGTACGGTCCGGAAATCTGCCGCACTGGAGGTGCGCCGGATCGACGCACACTCAGTCGCACATTCAGTCGTAGTTTTGGGCGGTTATGTGGCGGAATTTGCGGTAAGCTGCCGGAACAAACCGGGCGGGACGATTCCCTACACGCGTGCGTGAGGGCCGTGTATGTGTTTCCACCCCCGGGAATCTCAGCACCTCCATAAATCAACGACTTACGGGACCGATCCGCAGTTTGTGTATCACATTGACCGTTTAATCCGCAGTTTAATCGCGTCATCGCGGTCCCCGCTTCCGTTCCTGCGCCTCCCTAGAGCGCCGGAGATGCTGGTGACGGATGCGCTCGGCGTACACGTGGCGCGGCATGTCCTCGTCGCTCCATGCGCCGGCCGCGACGACGGTGTCCATGCCCTCCTCATCGAGCACGTAGTCCGTCCAGGAGCGCCGAATGCCGTGCCAACCGCGGCGCGCGATGCGAGGCACGCCCGCTTTCTTCTCCGCCTCGATCAGCCAACGGTCCAGCGCGCCCTTGCTGATCTCCCGCGCGGCCGTAAAAACGCCTGAGCGTGGCCAGGGACCGCCCGGGATCAGCGGGTAGTCGATCCCCTTCTCCTGCCAGCGCTGCTCGAGGTCCGACAGATAGCCCGGCTCCATGCGGGCACCGTTCCACCGCTCTCCCGTCGCTTCGTCCAACACCTGCCGCTGAAGCTCCGTCAGGTACACGAGCGCCGGCCTCTGGCCTTTGAGGGGCGGCAGGCGGCACCAGCCGTGCGGCGCGTCCTCCGGCTTGGGCGGCACGTCGAGCGCGCAATCGACGTCGCTCCGTCGGGCACGGTAGAGGGCCGCGGATCGGGCGCCGGTATCGTCCGCCCAGATGAGCGCGAACCGGAAGCGCTGGTCGATCTCGCCTGCGACGGCAAGCAGCGCATCGATCTCCACCCGGGTGTATCGCGGGCGGCGCGGCTCGTGGCCTTCGCGGAGCTTACGTAGATCGACATGCCGCGTCGGATCCTTGAGCCCATCGAACCCCGCGCGGTCACGTAGCCAGCGGGTGACCGTGCGCAGGGTCCGGACATGCTTTTCCGCGGTCGGGATCTTGCCGCCCTCGACGAGCACTTTGAGCGCCGAATCGATCTGCGCGGGGAGGATCGCGTTCCACGGCTTGCCCTCGCCCAGCCGGTCGCACCAGAACGCGCGTGCCGCCGCATGGTGCTTCCGCGCTGACTTGCTCGCCGGCAATGCGCCCTTGCGCGGATCGTGGAAGCGGGCGAAACCCTGCGCGAGCGTGATGCGCGCCGGCTCGATCTGCTCCGTCTCGCGCGCGATGCGGAGACGCGCGGCCAGGTCCCGCGCTTCCCTGAGCGCCATTTCCTCGAGCGCGCCATCGACCTTACCGTTCGACTTGCGGACCGTCTCGACTTGCGCGTATCGCTGAATCCGCTTGCCCGTACCGGCATCACCCCAGAGAAGCAATAGCCGGCCCTTCGGTTCGCGCTCGCGGATGCGCACGATGCTGCCATGCTCACCGACCTGGACCGACCAGCGGCCCGACTCGTTGACGTTCTTTGGTCGGCGGCCCATCAGCCGGTCTTAGCCGGCTTGGCCGGCACCGTGGAAACCATCCAGAGGTAGCCTGTCCCGCTCATGCGAACGCGGACGCCCCGCCAGGCGTGTGCCGGCGTTCCACCGGCGGTCACGTTCTTCGCGTGACGCAGCAGCGTGTCCGTGCTCCAGCGGGTAAGCTCAGAAGTTTCTGCTGTCGTGCGCCAGATTTCCTCGGCTTCCGCAATGGCCCCCCGCATCTCACGCACGCACATCCGGATTGTAGCAGCCGTTGGCGAGTGTTCACCGCTCCACTGCTGCTGCACGGCGGCCTGATCCTCCAGCGCCTGCAGCCGGTCCTCGATCGGCGTCGATACCAGCAGTCGCGGCGCGGTTCCGTTGCGTGCCATGCGACTATCCCGCCCCCTTCTCCCGCTTCGGCCGCGCCTTCTCCGTCGTGACGGTCCCGTGCTCTTTCAGACTGTCGCGAAGCTGGACCAGCTTGAGCAACTCGTCGGCATTGTCGCCGTCGATTTCCTTCGTCACGATCACACGCCAGGTTTCCTTTTTCACCCGTTCCCCTTGATGGTGTCCATATCGATGTAAACCTCGACGTTGCGGTGCCTCCGACACGCCCCGTAATAGCCCGTTACGTACTCCGGCGACTCCGCCCCGACCGCGTGTTGCGGCTGCATTGCGATCGGCGCCCGGCAGATCGGGCAGACGGCCGACTCGTGCAGCGGCGCTTGCATCGCGAGCGCGAGTTGCCCGTTCATTCGTCGTCCTCCATCTCACTCCTGCACAACGAACACAAGCCGTCGTCATCCAGAACTTCATCCGACGGCCACAATTCACAGTGGCGGCAAACGTCCGGACTTTCGATGACGTGGGGCTCGGGCTTCGCTGGCACGTACTTTGAGTCGCGCAGCCAGCGAACGCTTACATCGATCCATTCGGTGTCGAACCAGCCACGTACAACGTCATACGCCAGCGTCCGGGCTTGCCGCGCGGTGTTAGCAAAAACCAAACACGCGGCCTCCTGCTGTCCCATGTTGCGGTCATAGCCGATGTATGCGCGCATCATTTCCGTCCCTTCGCCTTCTCCCTCGCGACCGCCGCGAGAAACCGCGCCCGCTTCTCGTGCATCTCCGCCATCGACGGCAACACCGTCTCCTTCTTCGCGCCCTTGACCTCCGGCCGCCTCAGCCGCTCCGGATTCTGTTTGCACCACTCGTCGATCTGGTCCTGCGACAGATGCCGCTCCGGTCCGGGCTCTTCTGTCGTCGCGGTCAGCCTCGCCGCGATCGCGTTGATCGGGTACTGGGTTATGAGGGTCATGGCGATGGCCGTCGTGCTTCGATCTCTATGATCGTCGTCGCCCAACCGATGATTCGCGTGGCGAGCGTGGCGAGCGTGGGCTGCTTCAGTTCCACCATACCCGCCGCCAATTGCAGCATGTCTTGAGCGACCAGTTTCATGCGGAAGTTGTCGTTCTCCGCGATGTCTTTCTTGATCTGCTCGCCGAACTCCGTCATGTCTCACCCCTCGCAATCCGCCGCGCCTCGTCCTTCGTCCGCCGCTCGCAAGCCTTCCCGCATCTCACGCACACCGAATGCTTCGCCGAGATCACGCGCGTCCTGCCGCCGCAATCCGGATCGGAGCAATACGCGCCCATTGCCCGGAGGGTGGCCATGATCTTTATGGCGGTGTCGAGGGCGAGGGAGATCATGCCGCCGCCTCCTCTCGCCGTTCCACCGCTTTCGGCCCGTTCTTGAACTGCGCTAACACCCCCGCATCCCTGAGCGCCACGTACAGCGCGCCCGTCCGCTTCGCATCGTCCAGCGCGTACCGCCCGATCGTCATGTACTCGCCCGCCGCGTAGAGTCGCGCCACGTCGCCGCCGTGAACGTCGTCCTTGCCCTCGATGCCGAACCGCCGGCACCAGTAGTCGAGCGTGTACCCGTAGCGTAGCGCGCCCTGAAAGAGCAGCACGTCCGAAAGGTCGCAATGCTCGGCAAGGTCGTAACGGTACGGTACGAGGTTGCGCGTGACGGGCACGCCAAGTTCTGCGCTGCGGAGCGTCAACACAGGTCCATCGTAGATCCTGCCGTTAAAGCTCACGAGCCGGTGACGTGCCAGCAGCGGCCAGACGGACGCGAGCAAATCGGCCTCGTTCGCGTAGGAAATGATCGGCCCGTCCGCGGTCATCGTGTTCTCCGCATCGTGCGGCACGAGGATCGACGCCTGCCCGCGCTGCGTCTGCGGATTCCAGAACCCTGCCGCGACGATCTGCGCGAGTCCGAGTTCCAGCGCCCCGCGCGCGCCGCGTTCCTCGTCGGTCTCGAGCGCGAGTTCCCGCCGCTCCCAGCGCGCGGTCAGATAGTCGCGCGTGGGAGCGTCAAGGTCGGCCCATGCAACGCCGATAGTTTCCAAATCAAAGACGAGATCGGCCATCAGGATATGAGCGCCGGCTGTTCGAACTCCGCCCGCGCCTTCTCGGCGATCTGGAGCTTCTGCACGAGCGTCGCCATCTGCCGGTCGTTCGGCGCTGGCGACTTGCAGTCGATCCAGGCCTTCACCGCCGCGCGTTCGTCGCCCGGTTCGAACACAATCGCGGCCAGCCGGTGCGCTTCGTCCTTCTGCTCCGCCGTCGCGGGATCGCCGCCGTTCGTGGATGGGGTTTCGCGCTGAATGAATTCGACGACCTGCGCGGCCTGCGACTCGAACAGTGCGCGTGCTTCCGCCGTGCCCGTCACGTCCTCGATCGTCGTAGTCTGCACCGGCAACGCGAGCCCGAGACGTTCGTTCAGCGAAGCCGCTGGCGATCCGCTGGCCGCATGCAACACACCGAAGTCCTCGACTTCCTCGGACGTGTGCAGGCCCAGCGAAAGCTCCGGGCAATAGACGCGCGTCCACCATGCGCCGGAACGGTACATCAGCATGAGCTCGGGCAGATTTTTCCACTTCGAACCGGTCTTCGTGGTCCAGCCTTCCGCCTTCGCGAGCGCAATCGTGATCAGCGGCCCAATGCATTCCTCGCCGCTTTCGCGGTCGGTCGCAACGGCGCGGCAACCCCAATCGTCCTGCCCCTCGGTGCCCTGAAAGCGAAACCGGATCGGCGTGAAGCGGCCGGATGCGTTGACAGTCCCGATCAGGAACGAACCGCGCAGCGACGGTTTGCCTTGGATAACGTCTAAATTCTGGGCCACCGCCAGCACCGACGCGCCAAGCCGGTTGGCGTACTCGAGCGCCACCATGCAGTTCGCGACGTTGTTGTGATACGCGGCCGGCATGATCGACGACTCGGAAAGCGCCCGCGCGATGCGGACCGCTGTGTCAAATGCTTCCCGATCTCCACCGAGCGCGCTGGTGTGTCTCACATATGCTTCCGCACTCTGCACGGCGCCATTCTCCGACTGCCTCGTCAACTGCGTGCTCATATTGCCACTGTCCTTTCTTCGATCTTCTGCGCGCCCCAGGGCGGCAGTGAAATGTCCCGGAACATCTGTGAGTACTCGTGTGATTCTGTCGGCCACACACCCGTCCGGATGCAGTCCGCGTAGATGCGGACCCACGGCCGGAGTTCCTGCCGCCCGAGCTGGATCACGTCTTCGCCCGGCAGGAACGCATTGACCGCGTAGGGCGCTTCCGGCTCGACGGCGATGATGGCGTGGTTCACATACTGGACTTCCGACTGCACGGCGTTGATCGCGTCTATGTACCACGCGCCCTGGCTGTAATAGCCGAAGTTGAACAACGCCCGCTCGAACACGCTCCGCGCCGCCGAGTGCGCCGTCTTCAGTTCCACCGTCATCGCCAACTCCGGCACGAGCAGGTCAATGCGCGCCTTGCACGCGACGCCCTCCTCGTGATCCCAGAGCACCGTCAGTTCCCGCGCCGTCGCCCGGTCCAGCAGACTCCGCGCGGCCTCGTGCGCATAGACCGCATCGCGCATGTGGAGCGCCGCGTCATAGTCCTTCGGCCGCAGGAGAATCGACCGTGCCGGAGTCTCGGATGCGGCAGCAAGCCATGCCTTTGCGCGCCGGTCATGGCACGGCCCTTCGATGACACGCTCGTCGAATACTTCCGGCTGGAGCACCGCGTAATGTGTCGCGGTCCCGAGCGTCTGCGCGTCAGTCGGTTCGGGCGGCTCATCGAGTTCCGCCTTGAGATGCGCCGGGCTCTCTGTCCCGAGCGTCCGCAGCCTGGAATGCGAGCAACGTTCCAGCGACATGTATTCGCGTTCGGTCATGTCCGTAACGATGCGGTTCACGCCGCCGCCATCCTTCCCCGGACCTCTTCCCGTTCCCGTATCGCCCGCTCCAACGCCACAGCAGCGCGCTCGAAATGCGGACCCTGCATGTCCCGCATCCGCTCGATCAGCGCCGCCGGACAAAACGGCCCGTACTCCGACTGCAGGACGAGTTGAAAAGCGAGTACGTCCACGGCGGTGCGGTAGCCCCAGCACGAGCAGCGAGCCTGCGCGTCAAGCAATGTCGCGCACTCCGGGCAAAGCAGGGGCGGCGCGTTGTCGGGTGAGTGCATTACGACCTCCGAATGATCCATCGGCCGCGCGAATAGCAGCCTGTTACGAAAAGCTTTCGCATCGTTCCTCCTGTCGGGCGCCACGGCACGGAGACCGCGACAAGCCGGATTCTTCGCTGCTCCGCTGACTCTCGTCCGGCGTGTGCAGGATGTTCACCGCCGCCGTGACGCCCTTGCTCATGACTCAGAGCCCTTCCGCCTGAAGGATGCCGACAATACCGAGCATCGCGTTCCACCACTCTTCGCGGTTGCCGTCGTAGTCGGCGCCCCACTCGTCCAGCGAATCGATGTTGTCGATACCAGTTTCCGGTAACCCCAATCGGCGAAGCCCGTAGTCCAATGAGCCACAGCGAAAATCGTCCAACGTTAGCAGCTTGTCGTAAGCGTCAACATCAAACACATCAGGTATGACAGAATCCACGGGGCTCACGTTGAGCGTCTTCGCCATAACGCTACCCGCTAAGCACACGGCACACTGGCCGTTGGCCTCGTGCCAAACCCGCATGTTCACCACGTACCGCTTGTCCTGCTCGACTGCTTCGAGATCCGCGAGTGCAACCAATAGCAGCTCGCTCGGCTTGTCCGGCAGTTTCTTGCTCATAGCACCACCGACCCGCGCCAGTAATGCAGCCCGCTCGCCGTCACAGCGACCGGCTCCAGCGTCACCCAGAACCCCGGCACTCTGCACGTCAACGCGATTGCAATAAATCCGCTGTACGGGTTCCGCCATGCAACCGCGAACCGCCGCGCGTCGATCTCGTATTCCAGCCAGCGCCAGAGCAGCGTAGGTGCACGGCCGGGCACGCCGTACACGTAGCGTATCCCGTCGATGTTGACGTAGCGCAGCGTGCCGACGGGGTACGTCGAGTTCGCTTTCGCGGGCCAGTGCGGGTTAGTGCCGCAGTCAATGGCTGTCGTGAACGCGGGCTCGGACGGCGATGGCGCGTCTGGTGCGCAGGCGGCGAGTGTGAGCAGCGCGACTAGAGAAACCAGTCTCATCGCAACGTCTCCGGCGTCTGTATCGGTGATTCGTACTGCGCCTCTGACATCAACTTGTGAATGCCGTCAGATGTCTCAGCGCGTCGTTCCTCGATCTCGCACAGCCGGTCCAATTTTTCGGCGATCTCTTGCAGCGCTTCGACGACGGCGGCTTCCGCGTTCGTCTGGCATTCGCCGGTCGTATAGTTCCAGTTGATCATATCAGCCCATTACTCCTGAGTTTCGCGAGGCCGGAATCCTCTTCCGCCCGCTCGTTCGGATCGTCCGTTGCCGACGCGATCGCGTACGCAATGGCGAGTATCGCAATCAGTCCGATTGTCAGCATGGGTCGCCTCATTGTCCGTTAGGCCGTCAACACGCGGGCGGCAGACCTTGCCCTCTCGTGCAGTATCTCGGACCAAGCCTGTGCCGCCTCGGCCTTGAATTGCTCTGGCGTCAGCCCCTCATCGATCGCGGCTTCGACAGCTTCCCAGATAGCATCCTCGGTGCGTGTCGGTCGCACTACGCGAAGGTCTGCGGTCACACCGTAGGGTTTCATAGTCGCCTCACTCTCCGCCGAGCCGCTTCTTCGCCGCTTCCTCTGTTGCATCCGGGAACGGCTCGACTGGCGGTCCGCGGAACAGCATCCACAGCATGAGCCCGACTAAGCAGCCAATGAACACGGCGATCCAGAAGAGGACGTCGAATAGCGTGGTGGGCTCGGTCATGCGCATAACACACTTTCTTGACCGTCGCCCGGCACTTCCGCTGACGGCATGTCCACCGGCAGAAGTTGCAACGCGACAAGCCCGCCCTTCGTTTCGCCGACTCGCGAGAATCCCGCCCGCAGGTAGCACCGGCCCGGATCGCGCTTGTGTCGCACCTTGCCCGCATCTACAAACGTCACCATTCCGAGTTCTGGCGGATCGCCCCACTTCCAGCGTGTGGCCGCCACGGCTTCGCGGATGAGTTGGCTCGACAGGTGCGGACCCTCGTTGCGAAATAGCGAGTTGACCCACGCGCCCGCCCATTCGTGCCTGACGTACTCCGCGAAGGGCCACGACGTTGTCCAGAGCGCATCGTCGGCGAGCAGAACGAGACACCGGCCGGGCGGCACAAACTGCGGCGTGCCCGGCTTCTGTCGGTTGTAGTGACGGTCCGCAATCGCTACAGCTACGGGGTCCGCTCGGTGCGAGACGCGCCATCTCATCTTTCCACCCGCGCCGCGATCCGTTGCCGGACCGACACCAGCAGCGTCCGCGTCCCGGACAGTTGCGCCTCCAGCGCGGTCATGCGTTCACGACGACGGCAAACTTGGTCACCGAGAAACGGCCATACGTCGGACGTGAGTCGGCAAGTCCGACCAGCCGCCCGGCATTGACGAGAACATCCTGCAAGATGGCCGGCGAGATGTACTCAGGCAGAGTGATCAGGAACTGAAACTCCGCCTTCCATCCTTCCTTGATCGCGGGCCGGACGCGCGTGATTCCGTTGCGTTGGACCACGACGCGGCACTTGTGCTCGTAATCCCACTCGGAGATACCGAGCGTCGCAAGCGGCGTCAGGCTGATGACGGCGGCCTTGAACAGATCCATTGCAGACTTGCGCGGGCTGCGCGGATCCTGACGAAACTTCGCAGCGGTGATAACAGCCTGACGAACGTACTCGCCGGGTAGGCAAATCTCGCCCGCGTCGTTCCGGTAGACGTAGCTCTCGATGTTGTCCGTCTTCTTGGCCTTCGATCCCTTCGCGGCCTTCGCCTTTTCCTCGACCGCCTCAACGTTCCATCGGTGGAAGAGCATGTCGGCGATTCCCGTCAACTCGAAGTCCACCATGTACGGCATCGAGTGCTCGATCTCAACCGCGCCGCCGTTGGTTGATTCGGGACCGATCGCCCCCAGCCGGTTCGTGCTCGCCTTCGTCACCATGTCCGTTAACCTCTCGTTATTGGAAGAAGCCAAACCATGCCTTGACCGACCTCGCCCAGCCCTGTCCAGCCAAGCCTAACCCGACCGGACCTTGCCCCGCCTATCCCTGCCAGACCATGACCGACCACGCCTAGCCTTAGCAAACCAAACCTCACCTTGGCCTAACAAGCCTCACCACACCCGAGCAAGACTCACCTCGCCTCGACGGACCCAGCCAGAACTGGACCTCGCCGCACCAAACCAGACCCCACCAGACCCGACCAGACCGCGCCTCGCCCGACCTCGCCAAAGCCAAGCCTTGCCCCACCCAATCCGAACCCGCCCAACCCGACCAGGACTATCCAAGGCACGCCTCACCTCGTCGCATCTCGCCGCACCAATCCGCGCCTCGCCAGAGCTGGCCTCGCCGCACCTCACCACGCCGAGCCGCACCTCGCCTAGCCTCGCCTCAGAGTCAGGCATTCGCCCGCCGCCGCCATACACCCGGTTGCTCCATTGACGCGATTCGATAACGCAGCGATATCAGGCGCGTCCGTTTTGCATCGACTTCCAAGCTCAGGGCGTGCTCGTACTCCGCATCCGAAACCCGACCGTTCTTCCACAACGCGAAGAGCGCGTCCTCGTGCGCGTCCGCAGCAGCCCCATCGCACTCGGCTTGCGTATCGTCGATCTCACGGACCGGCCAGCACTCCTCGATCAGCGCATCGAACCAGCCCCGGATACGCTCACCAAACGAACGCTCGTGACCGGCAAGTCTGATCGCGTATACGACCAGCCGGAGCCGTGCGAACACGTTGTATTGGCCGTTCTTCATCCGGCTGATGCCGCTGGCATCGAGTCCCGGCAGTTCGTACAGCTTCGCCGCTTTCGGCATCACATCGGCGACAAGCCGGTTGTCCTCGTCGGTGTGCCCGTTGATAGGCAACGCAACTGGGATGGAATATTGCTTCCTCTTCATGCGACTCTCCGGCCATACTTCATCGCATGACCGGCCTCGTTCGAGTGAGCGCGATCCTGCGCACAGTGCTGCCCGCGCTCCATCGGGACGGGGAAGTAACCGGGTGCCGTCGCTATCAGTGCCAGACGCATGGCCTTACGCGGCGCGTACAGCAGTCGGAGCGAACGGTAGAGGGCGAGCATTCAGACCACGGACGCGACAGGAACGTCAATGGCGAGCCGTCGAGTGGCCAGCAGTCGGCGTGCTTCGGCACGGATCGCGTCTGTAACTTCGCGATCCGCGATACCCTTCAACCATGCTTCCAAGGGAACGGTGCGGCACAGTATGTCGAAGTGACGCGCGATCGTGTCATCCTGCACGTATATCTGGGCGGCCATCCACGGACCGTATGCGTGGCCCATCAGGCACGTCGGCCCGTGGTACTCTCGTGCGAGGTACGTGCCCCGCTCATTGAAAGCGCCGTGCAGCCACTGGTCCGCCGGCGCGTCCTGTATCCTCTGGAGCGCCGCATCATCCAACGTCGGCAACCATTCTTCGACGATGTACCGCATGTGCTTGTTCATTGCCTAAGCCTCTCTCGTTATCCGGCGACGAAACCGTCGGAGGCTCCGCAGCAGGATCGCCGCCGCGGTCCGCGTGATGATGTCCGTGTCCGCGCCCGAATTCAGAAGTACTTGCTCCGGTGTGCGCAAACCCGGACGAAGCCTCCGCAGCACCCTTATCGAGACCTCGCGATCGTCGGGCGCGGAAGGCCGAACCGTAATGACGTGGTAGCGGCGCATTCAGCCCTCCACCGTAACGCCGTCATACGAGAGCCGCGTGCCGCACTGGCACACAATCGTTCGAACGATGACCGCGCCATTCTCACGCACATCGCCGCCGGAGTAGTACGGCCCCGGCCGCTCGCATTTCGGGCAGACTGGCGCACCCGGACCACGAAGGTTGTTCCCGTCCCCTTCCGGAGGTGGCGGCTCCGTGGCCCGAGTGGCCAGCCCCAGCAGCGATACCGGCCGTTGCGGGGCAATCGTCGTCGTGCTGGTCGCGCAATCGTGGAGCACGATCATGCCGCACGAAAGACAGCGAGCGCGGACGATCGTGATGTGGTTAAGCGCGGCGCGTGTCGTTTCGAGCGCGAGAAAGCGGCCGGTGCTGTTGCACGCTGGGCAGGTTATGCCGCGTTCGACGAAGGTTGCGGAGGACATTCAGCCGCCTCGTGCTTTGGCGATGGCGGCACTAAGCATATTGCACCAGTCCTGTACTGGGCCGGGCTCGTGTTCCGCTTCGCCCTGATAGGCGCGGATCTCCGACAACATCTCCTCGCACGCTTTCAGGAGCGCGGGAGCGGCGGCGATCAGGTCCACGACTTCTTGGGGCGGCAACCAGTATGCTTCGTGGTAGACGATGACTCGCTCGCCAACAGCGCTAAGAAGCGAGCGCACGGGTCGGGCGAACGCGCCGTCAGCGTCGGGCGGCTCGTAGCCTCCCATATAGATCGGCTCACCCCACTGCCATTCCGCATTGGTCAGAGACAGACGGTTCGTATTCATCGTGACCAGTCGAACGCGAGATCCGTCCGCACGTCGCGCCAGTCTTCGGCGGTCGGGATTCGCGTCAGTTCGTCGCGGTGGCGGGCGCAGAGCGGGATGGCGTCTGAGTCGCGACACTGTGAGCCAAGGATTGCGATCTCGTGGCGCGCCGCGGTCTCACGGTATGCAGCCTCGCCGGACTGCTCGATCCAGCCGGACCAGCGGCTGAGGCCGCCCGTGTGCAGGAGAAACCGGACCTCGCCGGGCTCGTGCTCTTCGCCGGTGTTCGGGTCGAAGAAGCCGACAGCGGGGCCGTCGCACTCGCGGCAGGGGTCGATTCCGGTTGATTGGTTGCTGGTCACTGGCCCGCCTTCAGGTTTCACGTGAAACACTCAACTTGCCTTGAATCTACCGGCGTACTTGAAACCTGTCAAGTACTATTGAATCCCTATCCGCGGTTGGAGGCCAGATGGCGCGCCAGCGAGACCTCGCCCAGAGTCGGCCGGTACGACGGGAACAGCACGTCCAGCGGCCTCTGGTAGTAGTCCGCTAGCCGTGCGAGTTCGGTGCCGGTCACAGGTGTCGTGGCCGTCTCTTTGTTGCGGTAGCCCTCGTACGAAAGGCCCAGCACCTTGCCGATTTCAGCCAGGCTCTTGCCCGCGGCGAGACGTGCCGCTTTCAATTCTGCTTGAATCATCGCATAATGTTGGAACCGAGTGAAAAAACGTGAGTTCCAGTAGACTTGAACCTATGCGAGATAACTTGAAAACGCAAGGGACACGTTCATGGCGAACGTGGCGGTCACGGATCGCATGGATAGTGGACACGTTCGAGCATACGAACGCATCTGAGTACGGCCGGCGCGTCGGCTTATCGCCGCAAGGAGCGCTCGATCAGTACAAAGGGAGCGCCGTCCCGAGCGGGAAAGTGCTCACAGCGATCGTGCGCGAGTACGGTGTCAATCCGCATTGGCTGCTGACTGGCGAGGGCACCCCAGAGATGCCGCCTGAGGCCACGGAAGCGCAGCGGGCGTTTCTGCTCGTCGCCGATATTGTGGACGGCGTGCGCGAATCCGGCCGACCTACTCCGACGACGCCCGCAGTAGATCCCCGGACCGGCCAGGCTCGTGATGGATTGCAGGTGGTCGATCTAGTGCGCCGAGAGGAAGCGACTCCACCTCGCAAACAGGCGTCAGGGAGTTCAGGGCGAGCACCTGGGAAGCGCCGACCCGAGGGCTCAAAGTGATGAACCAGTCGCGATCGGAGCGGCGAAGGATGAACTCTCCCGGCTCGCATCCAAGCTTGACGAGCGGTGCAAGTTCAGGGCGGGAGTGGAGATCGGCGGGCACTCTGTAGAGTTGCATTCTGTGGACCTCGCGGCGTCACGGCGTGGAGGGCGGCACCTCTCTCGGTCGCCCGGAGGAAAAGCTAAGATACCCGACCGACGGCAGTGGGCAGCGGTGGTGGAAAACTAACTATGACAACGAATTGCGCGACGGTGCAGGCGGGGCATCATCGCCCGTCAGGACCGGGAATCCGAAGGTAAAACATGCACGTTGACGTGACAATAGGAAAGATTTGCGGACGCGAAGACTGAACGGTCGCCTGGCTTTCGTCGTCCGCACCTACTCCCTCATCTTCCCGCTGGTATTCGCCATCGGGTTCGCTGTGCAGTGGCAGCGGACGGACGCCGACCGGGATACCGCGGTATTCTTCCGCGCGGCAACCAACCCGCAGGCTGGCCACAGCATTTATCATCCGCTGCCCGAGCCCGGCGTCTTCCGGTCCGACCCCACCTACATCTACCCGCCGCCCCTCGCCGCCGCCCTTCGGCCACTCGGTCCACTTGGCTACCTCGGATTCGCTCGGGCCTGGCTGGTCCTTCTCAGTTCGGCCTACTGGGTCTTTGCCGCCGTCGTGGCCCGAATCGCTGTGGGACGCTACGAGTTCGGCCCCACATTGATTGCGGGGTCGCTGCTTTTCTTCGTGCCCGGCACGATCCCTGCTTGGAATATGGGCAATGCCGACCTCATCGTATGGTCGCTCGTGGCACTGGCGTTCGCGCACGCCGGTCGCGCGCGCGGGGCAGCACTGGCCGCCTCGACTCTGATTAAGCTGACGACGCTCTGGGTATGGTTATTCGCGATACGTGACCGCCGGACCGTGATTGGATCCGCGGCGGCTATTGTCGTGGCCGGTGTCGTGTGCCTCATCTCGTTGGGGCCCGCCGCTTCGGTCCGTGAGTCGCTGACGTACCTCGGGGCCGTTTTCCCATCGCTATCGCAGGGTGAGTTCTGGACCGGAACCGTTCAGCGCTGGAGTCTCGCCGGCATAGAGCTGCCGATCCGCGCGCCCGGCAATCTCAGCCTCTCGATGGCGCTCGTGTCCCTGACAGAATCGCTGGGCCTCTGGTCCTACGATGGCGGCTCGTTGCCGGCTGTTCTGCGTGCTTGGATGCTGCTGGCCGGAACCGGCATCCCGATCCTGGTCGCGGCTCTGACGCGCAAGTGGTCCGTCGAGGATTCGATGGGGGTTGTTCTGCTGGCGTCACTTCTGTTCGCGCCGATCCTCCGAATCAATTATCTGCCGATGCTCGTACCCGTCGCTGTGCTGCGGTGGAAACAAATCCCCGGCCGGAGGCCCATCTTCCACGCCTTGCGGCGCCGCGCGGGACGGAAAGGTCCGGAGCCCCTAACGCGCCCAGCCGGGGAACTCACGGAAACAGCGGCCCGATCTCCGAAAGCGTGACCATCACGAGCGAGCCGGGGCAGTCCGTCGCCTTGAATTGCCGGTGCGCACCGACGCGGAAACCGGGCGCTATGAACTTCGCCCCGATCCCGACCGCAACCAGCCGCCGCACAGCCTCGAGCGCCGCCTCTGTTGGCGTGTGGCGGTCCCCGTTGATGACGAGGCATACGCCGTAGCTCGTCGAGTTCCGGCCCGGTGTGTGGGCACCTACCCGGCCCCAGCCGCGGCCTTCGAAGACGTCCCCCGACTGGAACGCGAGAAACGAGTAGCCGATCCCGGCCCAACCGTTCGTCTCGACGTGGTGCCGTTCGATGCCCCGGACGATCTCCATTTCGCGAGCCTGGCCAACGCCGCAATCGACGTGTGGACTGGCCGCGTGGTGGATCACGATTAGTGACTTGGGCGCGGGGTCCGGCATGACGTTGCCGCGCCCGTGCTTTGCGCCCCATGTCTCGCGGGAGATCACGCCGCCAACACGATCACGGCGACCGCCAGCAAAATCACCGCCGCAGGTACTCCGACCGCGAACGCTCCGAACAATCCGCCTGCCGCGCACAGCAGTGATACCACGGCTAGTAACAAGGCAATCTGCGACTTCGTCATAACTCCACCTTTCTCGGTTCAGGCATCGGGCTGCGATCCCCTGAGCGTCACCGGCTGGTTCGTGAGCCAGCGCGTCACGATGATGAGGACGCCGTTGACCAGCAGAATCCACTCCGACCAGGCATCGAGTAGTGGATGCACGGAGAGGAACGTCGCGAGCGCGATCAGCAGCGTAATCGCTCCGTGGATGTTCGTCTTCGACTGCCAGAACGGTTTTGCTCCGACCACGGCGATGATGGTCTCGCGGTCTGGCGTCGGGACTTCGGTGTCCAGCGCATCCGTCATGCCGGCCTCCGCAACTTGCAAGTGGCGTGGATCTGCCCGATCGCTTTCATCGTGACGTCGTGGTGCCCGTCGACGTGTGTGGTCAGCCCATTGACCGCCCGGCTGAGTCCCTCGATCTCGGCGCGAATCGCGACCAGCTCCCGTCTGACCGCCGCGTAACCCTCGATCTCGTTGAGTTGCCGATCCGTGATCGCGGGCGGCTTTGCGCGGAGAATCGGGACCGCCCACCGCGCGATCACAAAGAGCCCCGCGCCAGCCAGCAAGCTCGCGAGAAACCCGGCGACGTAGGCAAACGCCATCATGCTACCTCCAATTGCTTCGGCCGGGCGGCGCGGAAAACCAGCCATGACATCCACGCGAGCGCGGTGATTCTGACGAGCTGGTATCCGGCCCATGCGCCGCGCCACGCGGGATTCTCTGCGGGCGGGGCGGCGCCCATGACCAGCAGAAACGGGATGGTGGCGGCGCAATAGATCACGATCGGCTCACGCCAGCGGCGCACGGTCTCATTCTGGAACGCGATCAGCGAGACGAGCGCGCCCAACTGGACCGACGCCACAACCTCGTGATTCCGGAAGTCGCCGACCGTGAATGACAGCGCGACCACGAGAAGATAGACCAGCACGATGACCCGTTCCCACGGCAACTTGCCGAGCGCCAGCAGAAACACCGCCATCTGAACCGGCATGAGGATGTACGTGATCCATAGGTTGTCGCGGCCGTTGAGCGCGAGAAATAACCCCCACGTATCCGCAACCGCAGACAGCGCGAACCCGACCGATAAGAGCAGTGCGGCCGGCGCAACGGGCCGCTTCCGGAACCACGCGCCGCCACACACCGCGAGAGGGAGAGCGCCCGCGATGTGGGCGGTGATGGCCAGGACTATCCAACCGATCACGTCTATCCACCCGGACAGAAGATTGGGCACGGCCAGCTTGCATTTTCGCCGTCGGATCCATCCTCCGATGACGCTGCCTTGCCCGTCACCGTCTCGGCGGTTGCCGTGTACATCCATAGGCTTACACGCTCGTTCGGCGTGCCCCTGTCCACGATGCCGAACCGTTCGCACAGCACGAGATTCTTGTCCGACTTGAGCCGCGCGAGCTTGCGTTCAAGCATCGCGATTGCTTCGGCGTTGTGCCGCCAGTGTACTCGGGTATCAATCCCCAGCCGGTTTGCCGCTTCCACGCTTCGCCGCATGTCAGACATAGACCCTCATCTGGTAGGAGTGCATTCGATCATGGGGAGTGAATCTAGCGGTGACGCTATCGTGTCCGCCCGGTTCCGCCGTATCTGAAGGTTATTGCTGCTGGCGATCGCAACGCAAACGGAGTGGGCATCCGCGTTCGTCTGCATGTCGATCCTGAGTCCCCACATCTGTAGCCCCACGGTTGCCCATATGCCGGTTGCCGTCATGATCGCGACGGTCAGGATGATCCTGACCTGATGCCGGGTGAGTTCTATCTCCGCCATAACAACCTCACCTGTTCCTCGGACGCTTCCAGTTGCCGCTGCAACGCATCAATCTGCCGCTGCATGTCTGAAAAGCGTTGCTGCGTAAACTGCTGCAAACTCGCATGGTTCGTGTTGGCGATCTCAAGTTGTCTCTGCGTTGCCTCCAGTTGATTCGCTCGCGCGATCGTCTGACTGACCAGCGTGCCGATCCCCAGAACGATAACCGCCGCCAAGATCCCCAGCACCCACTTGAGCGTGCCACTGACGAGATCCGACACCTCAACGACGGGGCCCGATTGCTTTTCCGGTCCAGCGGTTCGCTCGACTGCGTCGCCCAAGTCTCTTACCCTCGGTGGCCTGTAGGGTCGCTCCGCAAACGTCGCGTACGGGCCGTCTGCTGCGATCATGTGCATCAGCGCCCATCCATCATACCAAGGGCGCCGCGCTGTAGATTCGATCAACAAGCTGCTGCGACTGCTTCATGTTCCAGTTCCAGTTGATCCCCGCGGTCCCCGCCATCAGATTCAGCGCGAATTGACGGATCGCAGGGTCTCCTGTTCGTCGTGCCACCTTCAGGGCCGCAACGGGCCAGTAGTGATTGAGAATGGGGGCGTCGTTGTTCGACCCATTTGGTGGTCCTACGTGCGCAGATAAATAAGGCAAGCACTTGGTTGTGTTACGATAGTACCGCATCGCTGCCTCGACGATCGCCTCGGAATAGGTCGCCGCCTCGGCGATCGCATACTGATCAAACGCATGTTCAAGTTGGTACGCCAGCATGCCGTCCTGGAAAAAGATAATGGCGTACGGTGAAATGTACGTCTTGCCCGTCTTGGCTACAGGATCTGTGTATCGCCACGAGCTTGCTGCGCAACGCAGGTCACCGTAGGCTACGGTTATGCCGTTCGCGTCCTGCTGCCCGCCGAACTTCGTCAGCACGTCGTTAAGGAGCAGCCCTACGATCTCCACGCCCTTCTCTACCTCCCGTAACCAGCTGCCTTCTTTCAACACCCCGCTTTGATTCAGTGATGGTTCCTGGGTATACGGTACACCCATCTTGTGCAGCATCGACCAGACCTCAATAAAGATCGCGATGGGACGGGGAGAGGTGTATGGGCCGTCGGCCGACCCCAACCGAGCCCTGCTACTCCAGGAATCACCCGAGTACCAAACACCGTTGCGATGCAGAATCGTCCTTGCGTCAGCCGCCATCTGCGCACGCACGGGGTCGGCGCTGCCAGTGTACTGCGACCACACCGTAAACAGGTCCAGCGCGTTCGTGATCTTGTACGGCTGCATTAAGCTGGGCTTCGCCACCTGGCCCTGACGTCCCGGCAGCGGGTTCATGTCGAGGTCCAGCTGCAAGCCGTCTTTCTGCCACGCGATGGAGCTACGTACCAGTTTGAGCACGGTCTCGATATCAGGGTTGGTGTCGTCCAGCGCCAATCCCTGGCGAATGGCCTGCGCGATGAAGCAGTGCAGCGTACCATAGTGAGAATTCTCGCCGCCGGCAGCATCGACCACGGGGTGAGCATCGCCGGCGTTGATCGTAGCGAGAATAGACGCCAGCGAGCCGGCGACCTTGCTGTTGATGTGCGTAGGCCAGTCCGCAGGGTCATCGGCTGCCGCACGTATTTCCCTATAGAACGGCAAGAGAGATGCGGGCGTCAGGTTCGACCCGCTGGGCGGCGGGGGAATCGGATCAGGGGGAGGCACGGGCGGCGGAGCGGCGATCGGGTCGATCTGAAAGTACAGGTCGAGCGCGTTCGCCGCTTCAGCAAACATCGTCGCGCCTAAGTCTGGGTCGAGAACGAACAGGCGCATAGGAGCCGTCTCGCCGTCCCCGCCCGTCGTGCGCTGCTCGATCGTTGAGCTGCCGGTGAACTCACAGCCCACGATCGCTCGGAACGTCACCACGGCGTTAGGCGTAATGGGGTTCGTCTCAACCCAGACGTCATACTCTCCGTCGTTGATCTTTGTGATTCCCTTCGTTAAGCTGACGATTGGGTTGGGATCGATCTCTTGGCTCGTGTCACCGCCGTCGGTGCTGCCGTCTACGATCGCCCCTTCCTCGGGCTTGTCGATCGTAACGTTGCGGCGGGCGGTCTCTCCGTTGGCCTGAATCATCAGCGTCTGAGAGAACGACCCGTCGTCGAACACACCGCCCGCGATCGTCAACGTTACGAACTGACCTGGGCAGGCGTCGGTAGTCGACGCCCAGATGTCGTAGGTGTCGGGTCCCGTCGACTCCTGGTTGATCGTGATCACGCAGCCCCCTAGTGCAGCGATGTGGTAACCATCTTCGATCGCGCCCGCCGTCATCGTCACCGTCACTGCGTCGCGCGGCTCGCGCCGCAATGTTAGCTCAGGCGTTCGGCCGTTCGGTCCCGTCAGTAGTGTCTTGGTCGACGCGTGGTCGATCGTTCCGCCCACCGCGCTGGCCGCCACTGATACGCCCTCAAGGCCGATGCCAGCCGCATCCATTACTAGGCTGAACACCTTGTAGCGCGCGTCGGTTTCCTTCCGGCCAACGACCAAGATGCGCGCCGGGCCGTCTTCAATTGCCGTAACAGGTATATCGACATCGATCGTCGATGACTCGCCGCGGCGATTCGCGACCATGACGCGGATGATCACGGAGTCGGCGCCGTGCCGCTCGGAATCGTGCCGCGCAGAATCAGTCCGTTGTTCGCATCCGGCGTGAACGGCAGCGGGTTGCCATCTTCATCGGCTGCGCTCGCCGTCAGCGGATCGCGGACCGGCACCGTGAACGGCACCATGTCCGATTCCTCTCCCCGCTTGTTGACGACCTTGATGTTTCCCACGACCGCGAGCTCGTCCGGGCTCACGGCGTCAACCGTGATGACGATGGAATCGCCCGGCAGATAGCTGCCCTTGTCCAGTGAGTAACCATTGATTACTGGCTTCATCTTCTTTCCCTTGCCTTTCCCTTTGCCGTTCATGTTTACATTTGGAGCGCGAGGACGAGTCCATTCACAGTGAACTGGCGCTGACTCGCATCATATATCGTGATCTTGGAGATGAGCGCGCCCTGTGTTGACGGCCTACTCGTGATGTCGATCGCGCCGCCGCCGATCGAAGCCTCGACCTTGAATGTGTCTGTGGTCGCATCGCGGACGTAGATGTTAACGCCCGCCGTGAGCCCGCCCGCAACGCTGGACCCGTAGGGCACGATCAGTTGCCCGTTTGAGTAGCCGTGTGCGGGGATCAGGAAGATATCCGTCGTCGGATCAACATCGAATTCCTTTGGTATGCCGTCTAGCGGGTGCGCGAATCGCTGGCCGGTGGATGTGCTCTCGTCCGTGGCGCCTGTAACCCACGATACCGCCCCGGTTATGTCAAACACCGACGGAACCGTCTGCGCCGGCAGGGTTCGCCCCGAGACATACGCGGGCCATGTCACGGTCTCGCGTGCGTACGCTGGTGATCCGCCCGATTTCTCGTTCGCGAAGTTGGTTCCGGGGTATCCGTCGTGTAACGCGAGATGCGTGATGTCCGCTGCGATCGCGTCCAGCATCACGCCGATTGCGCCGTCGTTCCACATGGTCGTTGTCTCCCTCGAAAAGGCGTGATGGTTGTCGGTTACACGAACGCCGGCTCTTCGGGCACCGGCCCCGTGTTCCGCGCCTTCAACATGAACAGCAGATTGGCGCTGCCATTGATTCGGCTGAGGACGGCGGTAGCGTTCCGTCGCCGCCCCCGGAGCGTCAGGGTGCCGCTGCTCAGTTCCGTGGCCAGCACCGCACGCCCCCACCTGCCGTTACTCGCGGCATACGTACCCGGCGGCCCCCACGCGCCCTGAAGTCCCTGTCCCGATGCGTTCTCCGCAGCGTCGATACTCCACACCCTTGACGCCGCGCCGTTTCGAGAATGCACGTCGAAGAACGCATTCGCAGCGTCGTTGTTCCAACTGAAGTCCCATGCTATTTCGACGAAGTCGCCCTCGTAAACCGGATCGAGCACAACGTCGAGGCTGGCCGAAAGGTCGCCCCACGTACTCAGCGAATAGTCCAGGTTCGCCGCGTTCGTGACCTTCACCCACGGGCCCGGAAAGTCTCGGGGCGTGTGCCCGTGGTTCGCTGCAACCCCCGCGCTCACTGCATACGGCGTCACGATGTTTTCCGGCGCCGCTCCGATCGTTGCCGTGGTGGCCGACAGCGTGTGCGCAGTGATGTAGCGGAGATACGGATCGTTCCCACCGTCACCATCACGGTTGATCCAGACCGGCAGATGCGCCGTCGCTGTGACTTCCGGCCAGTCCGCCAGTTCCGGCGCGCTGATCGACGTGTCCGAGCCGGGATCGTAATCCGCGTCCAGTGTGAGAACCGGGAGCATGAATGCGCGGATCCGTGCCTCGTTTGCCATTGTTATTCTCCGTGGCGTGCGTAACCGTAAGGCTCCGAACCGAGTGTCCGGGCCGAGTGATCAAGGGCGCGCCGCAAGCGCCCGAACAGTGTGGCCGGGCCGCCAGCATTCAGCCCGAAGCTGACGACAGACGAGTACGGCGGTTCCGGCGCAGGATGGTTGAACGTACGCGTGTACGTCTCGCCGCTCGCCAGCGTCCAGCTAAAGCGATATTGAGGCATTGTCTCACTCTCCGTAGAGGCCGAAGCCATAGGGGAAGTATCCGGGCAGGAACCCAACCTCTGGCGGAATGAAGTCCCCGAACTCGCCACCGCTCACCGCGCCACCGCCCTGCACTTCGCCGCCCGCGAGATTCGAGACGAACACGCCGCTCGTGATCGCGCCGCCGGCCGCGATTGTTCCTCCCGCAATCTGATCGTCGATGATCGTGCCGCCCGAGATGGCGCCACCGCCCTGCACAACGCCGGAAGACGGGACGACCGTAATGGTGCCGCCGCTGACCGCGCCTCCGCCCGATATGGACCCACCGCTCGCAATCGTCGGCGTCTCGGCGATCTCGATCATGGCGAAACGCAACGAACAATCGAGGTCGCGGATCGCTATCACCATCCCGTAATTCTCAAGTCCGCGACGCAGCTTGAAGTAATCGGGAATCCAGGACAGCCGGGTTATCACGAAGTCGCCCGCCTGCAATAGCCTAGTCTCGCAACGGAACACCGGAACGCCGATCACGGGCGCACCCCAGGCGTAACGGGGCAGCAGAACGCTTGCGGCTTTCTCGACGGCGAGGAAGCCAATCTCATCGTCCACCGACATAACCGACGACTGCGTCACACCGAATCCGATGGAATGCAACGTCGACGGCTCGGAACTCCATTCCTCCTCCCCGTTCGCGTCCACGGACTCCTGCGCGCGGAACTCGTGTGTCACATCGAACGTCCGGATGGCGTCGCCGGAATGGCCAGGACTGAATGGGTCGGGTCCGGAGATGAGCGACCAGAGGCGTTGATACTTCATGCGGACGATGTTGACGAACCGATCGCCACCGCTCCACTGCGCGGGCTCAGGGACCGTGATCGCGTCGTCTATAACAGTTAGCGATGCGCGCGCCTGCGAGTCAGGCAGATGAATCGACGTGGGCGAAATGCGGAGATCCCGGTCCATGCGATCGACGTAGCCCAGAGGCTTGGCGATGTCGGTTTCGGTGAACGCGCGAATGTCATCGATCGGCTCGACAATGCGGGCGAGCAACGGGTCCGTCATGGCTGCGAGCGCATCTGGATTGTAGCGGATGCCGGTGGGGCGAAGGTTCCCGTTTACGTCGCGGCGTGAATACACCCCGTCGTACAGGTTCTGTTTGAACACGCCCGCCGGGCCCTCATAGTGGAAGGGCCAGTACTCCGTTGCGGGGCCACGGTACAGGATGCGGACGTAAATCCGGGGCGTAGTAATCGGCGGCAATTCGCTGTTTACAAGGCTCCCGAAATAAACGCGGCGAATGCACGGTACGGCCTGGGCCTGCTTCGTTTCGCCGTTCACATCCACATAATCGACATCGGCCCCAGACCGATGCACAATATCAAAGTCCGGTGTCACCGTATGGACTTGTAGGTGGGTAATCGACGTCCACGGATCGCTCGGCGTGATGCGCCATTGGATCAGGATGTTCGGCCAAGTGTGCGCAAAGAACGATGGTGCGCTCCATGTCGTCACCGGCGTGAACACCTTCGCCATGTCCGCCGTGATCGCGAACTGGACCGGAGCATTGGCGCCGATCGGCGGCAGGTTGTTCCAGTGCTCGATCAGGTTTACGTACCGGATCGGGCCGGTTCGATTGGACCGGGTATCTAGCAGTAGCGGGCCATCCCGTCCGCCCTGCGCGAATTGCAGCACCACAGGGAAGTCTGCGAAGCGTGCATCGCCGTACGTGATCGATGTTCCGGAGGGGAATACACAAGTTGTTGACGGAAAGTCGGCAGTATCAAACGCGGTCAGTCTACGCTCGATCTCGCGAGAGTCGCGGATCTCGATTGCGTACTTGGCGAAACTCCCCATGCGGACGGGGGTCATGCGGGCCCGTCACAGATCGTTATCCAGCCATCTTCGGCGTTGATGAAGCGCCGCACGCGAACGCGCCTGCCGTTGATGGCAGACAGTTGCAGTAGGTCGGCCAGCCTTCCCGTCACGATGCCCGAGTCCTGGTCTCCCGGTATCGTCGGCGGATCGTTCACCTCGATGGTCAATTGCGTGATCGATGCCCGCCCGTTGATGGGATCCAGCGTCTGCTCGCCGTAGCCGCCGCTCATGAGCGGCATCAGCAGCCGCACATCGGCAGGGTCGAGAGGGTCGTCCGTCACGTGCCATGCCACCGTTAGGCGATCATGTTCGAAGACTTCAACGAGCACCACGCAGGGGCGACTCGGGGCTGGCGGCTCCAGCGGAACATCCGGCGGTTCATCCGGTGGTTCAGGTGGTTCCGGTGGAGAATCGCACGTATCCTCCAGAATCTGCGAATGGAAAGACCCAACGTATGCGAATCCTCCCCCCGTAGAGTTCCCAGCGATCTTTCCGATGAATGGACCCGCGAATCCGCAGTCAAATTCTACGGAGGTATTGAAGTCATCGTCGTACAGGATCTCGCCATCGCAACCGGCGCGAATGTGAACTGTCGATCCGCTGACCTTCACCACTTCACAAAACACGTCAACGGTAGGGGGGGTGCTCGTGTAGCATCGGTTCAGCGAGAACAGCGGACGCGCCAACGGACCGCCCGAAATGTTCAGAGCCTGTGGCGCGACGACGGTGCCTGGTGGCGGATAGTAGCTCAAGACGAAGGATGCAAGAGTGGATCCGTAGTTCGGATCTTCACAGGGATCAACTGTTAAGCCAGGCCAAGTAACCGAAGTCCTGATTTCTGCGCTGATGCCATGAGAATCGCCCCCCGAATTTGTACCACGTGCGAAGACGCCGACACCAAATCGCCAACCTTCGGAATCGTATTGTCTGGACCACTGCTGTCCGCCCTCCATGCTGCCGAACCCGAACTCGCCAGCGGCGAAGATCCCGCTGGCCGCCGCATTGAGCATCCCGGATGGTATGTAGAGCCTGCTATCGAACGACGAAGTGCCAAGGCCACCGCCGTAGCCGAGAACGAACTGCCACGCATACGATGACGGCGGAATGAATCCCTGAATGGCACCGGGCGTCGTTTGCCAGATGCGAGCAGGAAACTTTATATCGAAGTCGCTGCCACTAGACGGCCGATCGGAGTTTATGTCATCGTCGAACGTGCCCGAATTATTGATCAGGAACAGGACGCGCCGTTCCTGTCCGACGGCCTGCAAACGGAAGACATAGTAGCCATCGGCCAAAGCCGCCGAATCGAAAGTATGTCCGGGTGTGGTCCCGGAGTATTCGTCAGAAAACGTCGTTCCAAGATCGTCCGAGATGTCCAGGTCGAAGACGGTCCCTGCGGGAAGCGACGTCGCCCATGCCACGCTGTACGTGGAGCCCGTGACCAGTTCCAGAGGCAACGGCGCGGTGAACACCATTGCCTGCTGGCCGGAACTGGACGAGCCACCGGCTTTGAGCGTTGTGATCTCGATCGGACCGCCCTCGATCTCATTCGATGCGGTCGTGACAATCACGCGGATGTAGTACTTCGTGTTGGCCGAGAGCCCGGTAATGGTGCCGCTATAGCCGTCCGTCGCAGGATCTGGAATCGTGACTGACCCCGCAACTGATAGGAAGTTGGACAGCGTGGACGCCTCAAACAGTAGCGATGTAAATGTCGCGTCGGTCTGGACGCCAACCGTTACAGAACTGGACGATGCCGCGAAGCCGCTGAGTGTAATCGAGTCGGGCAACGCAGCGTCCGCGTACGTAGAGCGGATGAGGTCTTCGTAGTCACTGCATTCCGTGTCATTGAAGACTCGCCCGAAAATGAATATGGCCTGAATGTCACCGGTCAGGTTCTCATCGAACGCCGGACCGGAGTCAACATCAGCACCAATTATGAAATAGTCAAAGGCGGAGTACGGAAGAGTGGCCGAAAGAGAATCCCGCTGCGTGCCATTGACCCGGAGTGTTCCGATCATGGTGTTATTGTCGTGGCGGGCAGTCAGCAGCGTGAACTCAGTAACGTCGTAATGGGCATATACGTTGACGGTGGGTTCAATCCAGAATGATCGCGGCAGCGATGTGCCCCCCGGCGTATCCTGGCCGATCCTGTAGCCCAGCCGAGCCTGATTCAGGAAGCTCGGCGAGTCGTTGAATCCGAGGACGTCGCCAATGCCACCGCCCGTGTTCCGGGAGACCACGAAGATCGTGCAACTTGTCTCCGCTGCCATTGCGGTAGCGACGGCGTGCGCGAGCATGTGGTCGCCACCATCCAACCGGACCATCGGGATCCCATTGACAATCTTGTAGGTCGGCTGTGCGGCTCCCGTGCCCTGCGTGGCATCGCGCGAAGATCCGGACTCAGTATCTGGCCACGTCGCGACCGGATCACCGTCACTCAGGCCTGTAATGGTATCCGCGCGAAATCCCGCAATCAGATCGCCCGGTTCGTCGAACGTCGTGTAGGGCATGACCTATCCACCAGTGGGCTGGTAGGCGATATCCCATGGCAGCCCATCGATCCGTCGCCACACGAGCGTGATCTCCCACGCCTCGTCATATTCCCGATCGCGCGTGCCCCTGACTTCGCTTTCGCCAGCGCGCGGGGTCCATAGCTGCATCTCGAAAAACGTCGACAGGTCGTCCGAGTCGGGGAATAACGTCACGGTGTTGGGCCAGCGCTTGGCGTACCGGATCATGGCGGAGAGTGAAGGCCATTCGTCATCGAGATACCGGACGATGGTTTCGAGCAGGTAGTCCTCGCGGACGATGTACGACGCGCCGATTCCGGTCGCGCTAATTTCTGCGCTGCCGATCTCCTGCTCGATCGGAGTCCAGTGGCGCTGCGGGATCGATGGGACGAAAACCGTTGGTCCCGAGTCGAATTCGAAGCGCGGCTTGCGGGGCAGGTTCATCGGGACCGTGACGGATGGATGATGTATTGGAAGCCTTCGCCATGCGTTTCGCGGATGATCTCGACCGCCGAGCCAACCGCGCGCTGGAAGTCCACATCGTGGGCCGGCCATCCCTTGCCGACGAAATGGATGTTGATCTCGCTGCGTGGCTCTGCTGCTCCGGTCGATGGAATCGCTGTCGAACCGGTGGATGCCGGTATCGAGGCGCGAGATCCGCCACCGCCGCCACGGCCAATCTGACCCTCCAGTGCGCGGGCAAGGCCTGCAGCGGCGCTCAGGGCGATTCCTTTGGCGATCAGCGCGGGATTCGGTGGCCAGATACCCTCTGCGAACGCGGCTGCGGCCTTGACCTCGAGGTATTGCGCGAAGCCTTGCAGCAACTGGCCGATGATGTAAGCCCCGACGCCGCGGGAACCGTCCATCATCGCTTGGAAGAGGCCCTCAAACGCATTGGACCAGCGCTGGGCGGCGCGCTCCGCCTGGTTCGCGATCTCGTCCCAATACGCCTCGTTCTTGTCCAGCTCGTGCTGGCGAAGCTGATCGGACTTCGCCGCCTGTCTGGCTAGAATGTCGCCCGGCGTGAAGGGTGTAATCGAGGGGCGGGCCAGTGTCGGCGTCGGCGTGGGTATGTCGGCGCGATCGGCACGGACGATGTTCGCGGCCCTTGTTACCTTCTGCAATTCCTTCGCGAGTTCGACGCGCCTTTCCAGCGAGAGATTCCCGCGGTTCAGTTCGTCGATGATCGACCGCTCGAGCGCAAGAATTTCGTCTTCCTCGGCCTTCGACAGCTTACGGAGTTCCGCAGCCTCGATCAGTAACTGACGGCGTTTCTTGGCTGCATCCTCGGCGGCCTTGTTATCGGCGGCCGGCGTGACTGTGTCAGTCAGAAGAGCGCCCTCGACATTGGCATCGAAGACATCTAGCCCCTGACGCGCCTTCTCCAGCCGAGCCTTCAGCTTGTCGATGCGAGCGATGGCATTGGCTTCGACACGGTCCGCCCAGCGCGTGATCGCATTGCTGTCGGCCATCGTGGTGTCGAAACCGAACCATGACGCGATGACGCCGCCGCCGTTCCGGATTGCGAGAATGAATTCGCCGATCTTGCGCGCGACGTTGACAAAGAACATCTGGATCGCTGTCCCAGCCTGCTCGCTCCACAACTCCATGCGCGCGGACAGAACCGGGAACAGCAGGATCATTCGTGTCACCCAGTTAATGAACCGGGTCGCGAGCGGAAGGATGGCGGCGAGCGCGGGCTGCAGCAGCTTGCCAAAGGTCTCTTGCAGTTTATCGACGGATTGCGCTGCCAGGAATTGCTGCCCCTTCGTCGAGGACAGCCACTTCAGGTATTCGCCGCGAACTTTTCCGCCATCTTCGAGTGCGGCCGTCAGGATGGCCTGCGCCTTTTGCGCATCCGTGAGCGCGCCCGGCAACAACCCTATGGAATCGGCAAACTCTTTGTACAACACGGAGGGATTCTTGCCGAACAGCTTGTCCGTGCCTTCGTCAATCCCAAGGATGGACTGCTGGACGGCCTTCAGCGTTCTCGTGGCGTCGAGACCACGAGCCGCGCCCAGATCAAGAAACGCGCCGAGCGCATCGCCGGTTTTTTCGATCTGCCCGGCTTTTGCGGTGAGCTTGGAAACCTCGATCGTGAATTCTGCCGCAGTCGCGTGCGACAGCTTGAACGCGTTGCTCGCGTCCTGTGTCGTCTTCTGTAGAAATCCCAGATTGATCCCGGCGATCTTCGCGGTAGCCGCAAGCCGTCGGTTGGCGTCATCCAGACGGTTGGCCGCCTCGGTAGATGCACGAAAGAAATCAATGACCTTGCCGAACGCGAACAGCCCAATCGCAGCCTTGGCGAGATTCTTGATCGTGGTGCCGAGCTTGTTGAACCCCTTATCGACATTATCGACCGACTGCCGAGCCTCGCTCTCCGCTTTCCGCGCGGCGGAGCGATCGAACAGAAGGACGATCTTGCGAAAGATCGAGAACCTGTCAGCCATCAGGCACGCCGCTGGAAGTCGATGCGTTCACGGAACCATTCCTTACGCTTAGATTCTTCCGCTTGCACGATCCCGGTACTGTCAGCGAGTTGCAGGTCTTCCCGAGCTTTGGCGCGCGCCAGATGCGCCATCCCGTACACGTAGTGACGCCACGAACGCGGCACCCCATCCACTATCAGCGCGGGATATGCTCTCGCGAACTCGCAATAACCGTCGAGCAGGTCGATCAGTTGCGCTTTCCGGGCTGCGCCAGATAACCGGCCCGGAGGCCGTATGTCATCTGGCACTGCGCTAAAAAACCCACCACCCAGGCGACCTCGTTCGCCGTGGCGCCGTGGCGCTTGAGCGGCCCTGTCCAGAGGCCGAGCGGTTTCAGCACCCGATAGCGCCTGCGTCCCCTGGTTGTCGGGATGAGCAACGGGTCCGCGATGCTTGCGGCCCGTGACACGACGGATTCCCACTGACTCGCGAGGCGTTGCATCAGGTTCGTGTCTGGCCCCGGATCGCCGCCGTCTGCCTTCTGCTTCTTCTGGCGCTCCGCATAGGCTATCAGCTCACGGTGGATCGCGGTCAATTCGATCTCGCACTCGGTGATGCGCGCGCCGACCGTGAACGGCAGGGGATCGACCGTCCATGTCCAGCCGGTGCCACGCGGATACTCGAACTCGCCGAAGTGCTCCAGCTCCTCGATAGTCTTCGTATTCGCGTACCTGGCATCCATGAACGCGCCGAATGCTTCCTCCCGGGCGCGCTTTCTTGCGAGATATGCCGGATCCCGCTTGCCCGCGATCTTCATCAGCTGATGTCGATCTCGATGTCGACGCCTTCGGCCGTCGGGTCACCGATCGTGTAGAGCAGGTGCCCGTTGGGGATCGCCCCGCTTAGGCCGTCGTTGTGGACGGCGTTGAAAGTCACGGGCGCGAGAGCCTCGCCGGCATTTGCGTCGTTGAACGGGATGTTCGGCTCTTCGAAGTAGCCCTTCCAGATCCATGTCGTATGCGCCAGAAGTCGGGTCTGCTCGGCCGTCAGCGCACCCGGACTACCGCCGTCGGAACCGATGAACTGCCAGCCGCCGCCGATCGTGTTGCGAAGTGTTCCGGGAAGCTGCGTCGTCGGGTCGATGAAAATCTCTTCCGGGAACACGATCAACGTGCGATAGATCGGATCGCGCTGGCGAGTGTAGCCGCCGGATGCGCTGCTCTTGCCGGTCACGATGTCCAACAGCGCGGCGCGTCCCCACCAGACGTTTTCGACGGTCAGGACCGGATCTTCACCCTTGAGCTTGCTACGTAGCTTCGCCTGCCCGGTCACCTCGACCGCACGGAGGTGGCCGTACTCTGCATTCCGGTTGAATTCAACACTGCCCTGCGTGTCGCCGAGATGGGTCAGCGTGAGATCCGCCGTCCCGTCCCATGCCAGCGCATAGAACAGTGCCGCCCTTCCGATGTGGCGCTCGGAGGTCGCGGTCGTAATCAGTGTGTAGTCCATTCTGGCCCCCTATTGATTGTTGGACTGCTGCCGCGACCTCAACGCGCGGACACTTCGTTCCCATCCGTGAACCGCTGGCGGTTCTTCCGGCTCCGGCACGGACGCCGCCGATGGTTCTGACTGCTGGCGCGTCTCGTAGCCAACTATCGTCGCGAGCACGCCGACCACAACGCCGATCAGAATCCCGACGAATAGTTCTGTCATGATGCCTCCGCGCCGATGTAACGTTGCCGTGGCAGTGAGATGCCGAAATCAAGAGCGCGGTGCACAATGCCCTCATCTTCAGTCAGATCAACCGAACTGATCAACTGGCAGCGCATGTACACGCCCGGGAACTGTGTCCAGACGTGCCGGTCGATCGAGTTACGGACGGCCTGCTCGATCGCGATCATCTGCTGGACACTCCTGGCAAAGATCGATACTTGCAGTTCCAGGTCATTTATCGAGTCGCGGTAACCCTCGGTGATGAACATCAGCGCGATCGACGGGATGCGCGGGGTGCGCGGCGCCGAATGCTTATAGATCGCCCATGCGTCCTCGAGCGCGGTGAACAAAGGATTCGACAGCCGCAATTCGGCGTTCAGGGATTCGATCACGTCATGCCACCTCATTCGCCCCTCAATGCGCGATCGATCGCTCCGCGCTGCTCCATCATGGCAGGTCGCCATGCGGGACGTGGCGCGATGTAGATCCCGCGCTTGTCCATTCCGCCCAACTCCAGGCGTCTCGCGAAGACGGCGATCGAGCCAACAATGCCCGTGACCATGTCACGCTTCCTGCGCGCTGAACGACGGAGGCTCTTGCCCAATTCGCCCGTCTCCGTACCCGGTGTTTCGCCCGGACGAGATGCGCCACGGTTCTGCCGGTACTTCTTGCGCACGGCTTGCAGGAGGATCTTGGTGGCGTTCCGGACACGAATGATCGCCTCCTTGTTGAACTTGCCGCTCGCTTCATCGACAATGCCGAGAGATGTCGGCCCGCCGCGCTCGATCACGATTTTGATCACGAGTCCTCCGTAAACCGGAGTTCGGTGGGCTCCAGCTCCACAACGATGTGGTGAATAGCGTCCCTGCCTTGGGCTAGCTTGAGTTCCGGAACCCGACCCCAGAGCCCACCATGCGGCCCGCTCATTATCTCGACGATATCCCGCGCGAGTACATTCGCGTCTGGTTCGAACGACACTCTTGGTGCTCCGGTCAGCGCTTGCCCGAATCCGCGATCTGCACGGCTTGGGTCTGGCGGAGCCATCGTGACTCGGCAGTCTTCGACACTCACGACGCTGTAGTCGGGTGGCGTATCCGCGAACCCATCCTGTGTTGCGCCGTCCGCATTGGCGTTGCGCCAGATATTGGCAATCGAAATCAGGAATTCCGAGAATGCCATCAGGCCACCCCGAACACTTTCCGCCGGAAGGGTGCGGCCCTCATCATTTCAGACGGCACTCCGTTGTTACTCATGTTGGGTAGACCGAACGAAACTGAGTAGTTGTCGAACGTCTCGGAGCGCACGAATCCGGTTTGCGTCACGGCCCGCCCGAGATACATCGATTCCGCGACATCCAGCGTTGCCTCGACGATGCCCGCTGGAACGGCGGCCCAACCCCAGCGCGCAGTCACCGTGACCAGCGCGCGGCGCGACCACGGCCACGAGCGATTGATCGCGAACAGGTCGGAGTACGGCCATCCTGTTTGACCGAACTGGACGCCATCCCACGGACGCGGATCGACGTACAGGCTCACGTCCCATGCCACGCCATCGACCTCGACCGCGAGATCCGTCAATGTGTGGAAGTCATCGACCGCAACACGTTCGCAATCCAGCGCGCGGAAACGCCGAGCCGATGCCGTGTCGGTCTTGTTGAACTGACGGCGTGCGAATCGCTCGACTTCACGCGACGCGGCCTCCACCAGACGATCGAACGTGCCATCGTCGGTTTTGCCCAGCCGCTGTTCAAGCTGTTCAACGGTCGCGTATGGATCGCCGAGAGCCATTTACTCTTCCGACTTTGGTTCGTCCGGCGTTTCCGAGACCGTCGCGTCCGGATCGATTGCCGGCCTTGGCGCCACGACAGGTTCGGGTATTACGAACCTTGGGCGCGGGGCCGGCTTCGCAGGCTGGATTTTCGGCCCCGGATTGACCTTCGCAGGCTTGACTTCATGGCGATCGAGGCGTACCTGGATTCGTTCGGCTAATGCCGCGTTACCGCTCGCTTTCGCCTGCTCCAGATTGCGCCGCATGGCGACCAGAACTCGACGGTTCATGTCTGCTCCCTTTTTCATTGGCACTGTTCCGCCCCATCCTGCTCCCCGATCGACAGAGGAGCAGGACAAGTGCGGTGATTACGGATCAGTCCGCCGTCAGAGGCACGATGCCATCTTCCTCGATGGTCATCGGCGCGAAGTAACCGGCGTACGCCACCTGAACGCCCATCACGCTCGGCTCCGTCGCCTGAAGCGTGCCGACACGCTGCTCGAACACTTCGACCGCGGCCGTCGAGAACAGGAACGACTCCCCGGAACCAAGGCCGGCGGACATCAGCACCGGGATGCCGCTGATCGTGCCCATGATGCCTTGCCCGAACGAACCGGCGCTCATTCCGGGTGACTGCGCGTTCTGCGGGTTTACCGGGTTGAACAGCGGGCCGAACACGCCCAAGCGGTCCGGGGCAACGGCGATCACGAGGCGGCCCTGACCCTTCGTCGCGCCGTACGCGAGAGCGGCGGCCTGCCAGATCGCGGCGGAAACCGTGTCAGCCGTCGCCGACGCACCGTAACCGATCCCGGTCGATGTCGCGGCGGCCAACTGCGCGGCCACGGCGGCTTCCGTCTGGATCGCGTACTGCGCCGCGAGGTCGTTGATGATGATGTCCAGAATCTGCGGCGTGCTGAAATCGATGTTCTGCCGCGAGACGTTGACGTACCCACCGTACGTCACCGCATTTCCGGTCAGGCGGGTGATGATCATCTTCTGCGAGGCAAGCTCTTCCTTCTGGTCGGCTGCGGCACCGGCTTCTCCCTGGAGTGCGACGCTGGTGTGCTGCGTCACGCGCGGGCGGTGCCATGTCGCGGCCGTCATCGGCTGGGGGCCGATGAACGAAACGATCGGACGCGCAGCGTCGATGAAGTTGATCACGGTGCCGACGATCGGATCCGGCACGATCCCGAGGTTGTCCGTGGTCTTCTGGTGATCGGCGACGCGGTGGAAGAGTTCGAGACGCTGCACCGCCTGGCGATCGCCGATCGCGGCCCGGTAGGTGTCGAGCATCCACGCGCCGGCACTGCGATACTCCTGGTCGCGCGCGCCGTTGCGGCGGGCTGCGGTGATGGCCTGATCGAATTGCTGCATGCGCTGCGCCACCTCATCGCGCAGCGTCGATGTTGCTTCCAACTCATCCAACTGGGTGCGGAGTTCCGTGATGCGAGTACGAAGGCCGGTCAGCGTCTCCCGTTCGGATGAGTTCAGGTCGCGCTCGGCGTCCTGCGCGTTGGCGATGATGCCGTCAGATGCGGCGCTGCGTTCCTCCAGCTCACGCTGAAGGCGAACGATCATCGCATCGTTCGCACGTCCGTTCTTGCTCATGGATGCAACCTCTTTCGTGATTCAAAAGTGGTTGCACTTTCCGGCCTTCATCGCCCTCCCGGCGACGCGCCATGGCCCGCCCACACACTGGACAGGGGTCTGTGCTTATGCGGACGAGAGCCGACGGCGTGCCCATTCGAGCACATCGTCATGTACGAACTCGTCCAGATTCGGTGTTTCCGGCAAGGGGGTTCCCACCACCGGCAGCCCTGACGATCCCGCTCGGACCGCCAACACCTGGGCTCCTTCGTATGCGGGCGCCGCGACGAAACTCAGATGACGCAAGAACGCCCTTTTCACACGTCTCAACATTCGTTGACGATGCAGCTCGACGTCAGATGCCTTCTTCACGAAAAACGTGATACTGCCACTAAGCATGTCCTCATCAGCAAGTTGCAATGTCTCATCGCCCCGCGGTGTTTTCGCGATCCTGGTCACCGCAATCAGGCCTTGGGGATCTTGGGTATCGAATTGTACCACCTTGCCCATCGTGTCGGCTTCGTCGTGTTCTCGATTCACGCGGACGCGGCCGGCGGATTCCTCCAGTCCGTTGAACGCGCCACGGCTGAACACTTCCCTCCATCTTTCGCCACGCCATAATACTTCTGCTTCCTGTTCCCACGGCACAGCGATTACGGTGATCAGCCGCTGTTTGAAGTCCACGTCTTTCAGAGTGGCGTCATTTCGGCGGAGAATTTCGTCACTCATTTGTGCCTCCGGTAAGCGCGCTAATGGCAAGATTGGGGCGATCAGCCTCGGCCTGAAACCGTTCTGCGGCCCGAATTTCATCGATGGTGATTGCGTCGATGCCCTCGAGTTTGACGTATGCATCGACGCGCTCGCCGAAGCTCGGCCGGCTGTACTCGTCGCGGTTTAGTTCGGCCCGCTGCGTCGATGGCAGAGCCCACCCCGAGAGCGCGCCCATGACGTGTGCGGCCGCCGGCCGCAGCGACATCCGGTCATGCTGGTCGAATACCTGTGAGACGTTCGAGTACGTCATCGAATCGGATCCCGGAAGACCCATGATGAACGGCGGCGTGCCCAGGAGGACGCAAATGCGCGCTTCCGTGAACTGTGCGATCTCCAGCATCGCCATATCCTTCGGCGACATTCCCTGATGGGTCTTCAGGCTCGCGCCGCTGTCGAGAACCGCGGGCGCTCCGAAGTTGGCCTGGCGTGACGCGAGCCACTGCTTGAGAAGGTCTTGCGCGTCATCTTCGTTCAGCGGCTCGGGTGTTTCCAAGGTGTATAGCGGGATGCCGCCGTTCTCGACGACGCGACGCGTGTACGTCTCGATCAATCCCGCCGTGATCTGTCGGCCGCCGGCCATCTCGAGCGGGCCCTTCCCACGCGGCATATCGGTTGAGGAGTCGTAACGGATGTGCAGCACATCGCTGGTCACATCGAATCCACCGGCGCCGCCGAGGAAATAACGACGCATGCCACCGCTCATGTCGACGTGCATCATCCACGGCGGTACCACCCGAAACGTGAGCGGATAGTCATTGACGCCTCGCATGACCGGTAGAACGAACGCCTCGCCCAGGAAATAGTCGCGGAACAACTGTTTCGCGAACTCGTGCCAGGACGAGTAAATCGTCGGATCAGGATTGGTCATCCAGGTCGTCGGCTCTATGACTTTGCCGTTCCGCGTGCGGTAAACGGGCATCGCAGAAAGCACGGTGGCCGATCGATCGATGCACGTCCAGGCGATGTCCACGAGCGCGTTGAAACGACCCTGCCAATTCCAGCCGGTGGACCATTCCGACGGCCAGCCGTCCCATGGCGACGGCGCGGGGAGCGCGAACTTGCGGGCCTCCACAGGATTGAAGTCGATTTCGAAGCCGTCGGGATCACCCGGCGTGTAGTCGGGAGCGCCGACGGTAGGCGGGTCGGCCGGCGCGGGGTTCGTGTTGGGCTCAACCCCTGCGTGATTCGGGCGCCGGAAGATCGTATCCCAGAAGCTCACGGCGCCTGCCCCTGGTAGAAATGGATCTTCGGCTTGCGCTTCAGTTCCACGCCGCTCAGGGCCAGCGTGGCGGCCTTGAGTGGAGACACATCGACCGCACCCGGGCGGACCCAGACCCAGCCGCCCTCTTTCCCGACATCACGCTTGCCGGCAGCGGCAACCGACTTGTTGAGCGCAGTCTGATCGATGTGGCGGATGCGGCCGTCGTTCACGGCGGAAAGCAACTCGCCGCAAGCCTGCTGGTATTCGCGCCCACCGACTTCGATGACCTCGACACCCGCTTCCCGAAGCGGGCGAATGAACGCGCCTTCGCTGCCGCCGGGGTCGATGCGAATCGGCTTACGCTTCCGCTCATGGAGGTCAACAACAAACTCCTGCACCCATGCCGTGCCCGCGCCGAACTTCACGCTGTCGACATACAGGTCACCAGTGGGAAGGCGGCCGGCGGATCCGACGCTCGACCATGAGGCATCGGGCGCGACGGCCAGGCCGTACGCAACCGAATCGATGCGGGCGGGCACCGGGATGCTCAACTGGGACCACTTGGCTTGCGGGATCACGCCAGCGCTTCCGTCGCCGCCCTCACGAATGCCCATCCGCTCTCGCTTGAACTCGGCGACGCCTTCTGGCGTGCCGCAGAGTGTCCGCATCTCGCTGTGGATGAAGGATTCGTCGATGCGGATGCCGACCGCGGGATTCACCCGGCGCCACGTCTCGGGATCATCCGGCCATGCGTCGGCTTCGTTTTCCCATGCACGCAGGAAAAGCGAGCCAGGATCGTCGGACTCGGCACGCTTGAGCAGAGAGTGCAGGAACTCGGATTCGAAGTGCGGTGCGGACGAGAGATACCACGCCTGCGGGTTCGGACGCGCCGAAAGGGCGGGCAGGACGCTTCCCACAGTCGCTACGGGCAACTCGAACGCCTCATCGAAGTAGACAGCATCGGCCGAGAACCCCCGGATGCTGGACCGCGAACGTGCCAGGAATCGCAACCGCTCGCCCGTGTGCAACTCGACGCCCTGCTCGCCGGCCCCGGTGCGGATGATCCGCACCTGCTGGCGCAGCCTATCCGAGCCCTCGATCAGCCCCTTGACCCGGAGGAAGTGCTCGGAACACGTCTTGAACTCGTGGGCGGTGTGGATCTGTAATCGCTCCGCCAACACGAATAAACCGACCAGTTGCCGCGCCTCTTGGATGGCACCCTTGCCGTTCTGGCGCGGGACCACGCCACAGACTTCGAACGCCGCCCATTTTCCGTCGTATCCCGGCTCGAGCGCTCCGAACAGAAACGATTCTTGCCATTCGTCCAGGATCAGGCCCGACCAGTCCAGAACCTGTCGGATCTCGTCTTCGACGAATGGATCAAGCCCCGCGCTGTTGTTTGGCGCGCAAGCGAGCGTCGGCATCAGCCCGGCGCTTCTTTCTACGCTCGACCAGCTCATCGACCTCCGTGCGCTCCGCTGACGGCATTGCGGCCAGCTCCGAAAGCACCGCCTGAATCCGCGCCGCGTACTGCGGCTTGACGTTCGGGTCCGCCTTCTGCATGCCCTCGGCCAGGGCGTCCCTGAGCGCTTCCAGCGACGACCGATGATCGCCGGCCTTCAAGGTCTCGGTCAGGGTCCGGCCTGGTTCTGGCACGGTTCTTGGGGCTCCTGGCGTCCCTACGAGACTAGTAAATAAAAACGAC